TTGTCTACCAAAGGTGGGTTAACTTGGATAAAAGGCAGAAGTGGCGCAACTGGTCATCGTTTAACCGATACCGCAAGAGGTGTTACAAAATCACTTGCATCTAACTCTACTGACGCAGAAGCAACTGAAAGCACAGGATTAACTGCGTTTAGCACAACTGGATTTACGATTGGTGCTGATGCGGATTACAACACATCTGCGGCTACTTATGTTTCATGGACATTCCGTAAACAAGCAAAGTTCTTTGATATTGTGACTTATACAGGGAATGGGTCAACTCAGACAATTGCACATAATCTTGGAAGTGTCCCCGGTTGTATTATTGTTAAAAATACATCAGATTCTACTAATTGGCCGGTTTATCATAGAGGATGTAGCGGGACAGGCGACACTATAATACTTTTAAACGATACGTATATTGCACAAACTAATACCGCTTTTAATAATGCTCTACCAACTTCAACTAATTTTCAAGTCGGAAATCCAAGCGGTACAAATGGCACAAACGCCAATGGTAATACATACGTTGCCTACCTATTCGCCCATGACGCAGGAGGCTTTGGCCTAACTGGTACAGACAATGTGATTTCGTGTGGAACATACACTACTGATGGCAGTGGCGTTGCAACTGTAAGTTTGGGCTATGAGCCTCAATGGGTTTTAACCAAAGCAACTAGTGGGATTTACGGAGAAACAAATTGGGTTATTGCTGACAATATGCGTGGTATGCCAGCACCTCCTACAACTGACGGGGTTGGTGGATTATTTCCAAACACTTCAGGCGCAGAAGATAATAATTTCAACAGAAGTGTTCACCCAACAAGTACAGGTTTTGTAGCAAATCAATATGCGTCAACACCCTACATCTACATAGCCATTCGCAGAGGCCCGATGAAAGTGCCTACTGTGGGGACGAGTGTGTTTAGTCCTAACACTTCATCAGGCACAACAGGTACAGCTATTACAACTGGATTCCCCGTTGATTTATCAATTTCTCAGTATCGTTTGGGAGACCCAGCGTTTTGGGGTGACAGACTTCGCGGAGTAGATACAACAACTGTGGGGACGTCCACACCTCGCTTAAAAAGCGATGGCACTGGCGCAGAAACTTTATCTAGTTTCACTAGGAATTGGGGCAGTACTGGAATTACAATATCTAGTAACTACAGTGGTTTGTCTACTATTTACTGGAACTTCAGACGCGCCCCTAGCTTCTTTGATGAGGTTTGCGATACAGGGACGGGTGTAGCAAAAACTGTGACGCATAACTTAGGAGTTATGCCCGAATTAGTAATTCGAAAAAGTAGAAGCAACACAGGGCCATATTGGTTAGTTGGGTCAACATATTTATCATATGCCAATGATGAATATTTAAAACTATCTACAACTGGCGCAATATCTGCTGGAGGTGGTAGTTATTGGAATAGCACAGCCCCCACTTCGTCTGTGTTTAGTGTTGGAAATAATTCGTATTCAAATGGTAACGGATACACATTTGTGACTTACCTTTTTGCAACTCTTGCAGGTATTTCCAAAGTAGGCTCATACACAGGCAATGGCTCAACTCAAACAATTGATTGCGGATTCGGTGCGGGTGGTGCAAGGTTTGTTCTTATCAAACGCACAGACTCAACGGGTGATTGGTATGTATACGACACAGCCCGTGGCATGACAGTATTGACAGACCCATATTTATGGTTAAACGATTCAGTAGCTGAAGTGGCAACTCTTGGCTCTGTTACAACAGTCTCAACAGGCTTTGCTTTAAATGCGGCAATTACAGTAGCAATTAACACAAGTTCAGCAAGCTACATCTTTTTGGCAATCGCATAAGGAAAAATCATGCAAATACGAATTCGCGCAACAGGTCAAGTGCTTTTACAACACGAGTGGGAAAAGTGGGTCGCCCAAACTTACGCCAAATCTTTGAGTGGCATTACCGAAGAGGCGGTCAATAGGTTTGAATCAGACATTGTGTTTGAAGGCCCACAAGCATCAGGTGGTACGGTATATCAATACTCACAGCAAGACGGCGTTGAGCAGATTGATGGCAAGTGGTACACCAAGTATGTGCTTGGCCCTGTCTTTACAGATGGTGAGACAACTGCCGCAGAACAAGAAGCCGCTTACAAAGCCATTAAAGACGCAGAGCAAGCCAAGTCTGTACGCACCTCACGCACGGAAAAGCTCAAGGACTGCGACTGGACTCAGATTTCTGATAGCACTGCGGATAAAACTGCATGGGCTACGTACCGTCAAGCATTGCGTGATGTTACTGCTCAGTCTGGCTTCCCTTGGACAATCACTTGGCCTGACGCGCCCTAATCATGAAAGACTGGACTGAAGCAATCATTGCGGCAGTCTCTATCACTGCGTTTATTGTTTTTGGTACGTACATAATTGCATGGAGTGTGGTGTGATAAATGCGTTGGCTCATACTGTTACTGCTGTTGGGGCTAGTTGGAGCCGTAGCCAAGAGCGGATGCCATGTGCGCGAGTTCTATGGGATTGCTTACACAGTCCACGACCCAACCCTGCGGCACAGAGAGATGGTAGCGTGGCTCGACAAGAATGCGCCCTATTGCAAGACAACGGATTACGTGGTCATCTGGAACAATCTGGGCGAATGGGCGGGAACGGCAGACTCACCAAAGATTAGAGAGTTAGTCATTCATGGGTACAAAGAGGCACAAGAGCGTGAAAAGAAATGATCGACACCATCAAATTATTTCCGACCGTTCAGCCGTCTGGGTATCCAGACAAGCATGACCTTGCTCAGAAAAAGATGGAAAGACAGCATGAAGTTAACAAGGCAAATGAGTTAGCCAAACAGAAACAGGTGCAGTTGCAAGACATAGGGTTTGAGATTTACTGCAAGAAGACAGTGCAAGACCGGCTCCGTATGGAGATATTTAACAACCGCAAACTGGATGTATACGTGTAATGGTTACAAAGAAACCCCCAGCCAAGGTAGCGCCTGTCAAACAGCGTACACCCAAGCCCAAACCAGAACAGATAATCAATGTATCTATTTCTGAGCCAGCCCCTGTCAAGCCTGAAGCTAAGAAAGACGACAGCACCGTTGGTAAAGTGATTGGTTTAATTGAATGGGTGGACAATCCTTTCAAGTTGTTTACGGTTATCCTGCTGTCGTTCTTGTTCTTTGCGGGTTATTTTGCTTGGGACTCACGTACAGTCATTTTGAACGCCATTACAAGCTCAAGCCACCAGCCCCAGCTTAAAGAAATCAAAGTGCTGGAGCACATAGCTGAAAAACTGAAGAAAGACTTAGAAGCTGAGACTGTGCTGGTTCACAAAGTAGCTCTGGTAGTTAATAGCCGGATTACGCTACTTGCGTATGGCCCAAAGGGTCGAGACATAACGCTTGATGGCTATAACTCTACCTTGTTTGGCAAAGATGCCACCCGTAACTCTGCCGTAATTGCAATGATGAATGGCGAGGTGCATTGCGATAAGCTTGTGGCCTCTGGTAAAACATCAGACTGGGAAGAGAAACAAGGCGTAGGCTACATCTGCCGTGGTTCAATACCACCTGAAATGGGTGCATTTGAGGGGTACATCTCTGTGGGCTTTACCAAAGAACCACAAGACCTTGGCGCAGTCAAAACCCGTATCAACCTAGCCGCCACTGAAATGGCTAAATAAGGAGTAACCATGCTTGATATTCTTTCCGGTGGACTGATGGGTTCCATCTTTGGTGGGCTGTTCCGTATGGCCCCCGAAGTGCTCAAATATTTTGACAAGAAGAACGAACGCCAGCACGAGTTGGCAATGTTCAAAAACCAATGCGACTTGGAAGCCCAGCGCGGCCAGCAGAAATTGGCTGAGATTGGCGCACAGCGTGAAGCCGCTATTGACGTAGGTGTTATGGATGCGTTTAACAACGCCATCACCCAGCAGGCCGAGATGGTCAAAGCCGCAGGCGGTTGGGTAGCCAGCCTTTCAGCTTCTGTCCGTCCGGTGGTTACCTATTGGGTGCTGTTTGTTTGGTCGTTCATCCACGTATGGTTTGCATGGAACGCATGGCTTGCCGGTGCGCCTGCCGTAGAAGTGTTTAAGACCATGATGACACCTGACTTCTCAGCCCTGTTGTCTGGGACAATTAACTATTGGTTTCTTGATCGTACTTTAAAGCAAAGGGGTATTTAAATGGCACACGCAAACAACTGTTTAGTTCACGAAGACGGCCCATGCACCTGTGGATTTGAAGAGATTCTTGAAGACGAGGCAAGAGAAGCCGAACAAGAGCATCTTGAACAAGAATGAACCTAGAACTAGCCGCTGAACTGTGCCGCCGGTATGAAGGGTATCGGGCTAAGCCCTACCTTTGTCCGGCTGGCGTGGCTACGATTGGCTACGGTTCTACCTACTACGCAGACAAACGCAAGGTAACTTTGGAAGACGCTCCGATGGACGAACCTACGGCTAGGGCGCTTTTAATGATTGAGCTTGAGCACACGTACCTACCCGGTGTTCTGCGTAACTGCCCCGGCTTGATTACTGACGTACGTAAGTGCAACGCCATCGTGGACTTCTGCTACAACCTAGGCACAGGACGCTTGCAAACATCTACGTTAAAGAGGAAAATCAATGCCAATGATTGGGAAGGCGCAAAAGAACAACTGATGCTCTGGACTAAAGGTGGCGGTCGGGTACTGCCGGGTCTGTTTAAACGCCGCACGGCTGAGTGCGCTTTGTTGGATTAACCGATGGCACTTAAAAAACTAACTTTGAAAGCTGGTGTAAACAAAGAAAACACCCGTTATACCAATGAAAATGGTTGGTATGAATCCGATAAAGTGCGGTTTCGCCAAGGTACGCCTGAAAAAATTGGTGGTTGGGAACGCATATCAGCGGCAACATTCTTAGGTGTTTGTCGTTCTTTGTGGAATTGGGTCACTCTTGGATTTTTAAATTTAGTTGGGGTTGGCACTAACTTAAAGTTTTATATTGAGAGCGGCGGCGCATACAACGACATTACACCTATTCGGGCATCTAGCACAATTAACAACAACCCGTTTGTAGCTACAAATGGCTCTGCCACAATCACAGTAACAGATACAAGTCACGGTGCTATTACGGGTGACTTTGTTACTTTTAGTGGTGCTATAGGGTTGGGCGGGAATATCACGGCTACGGTGTTAAACGCTGAATATCAAATAACAGTTCTTACTGCAAATACATACACATTTACAGCGTCAGCCACAGCCAATGCAACGGATGCTTCTGGCTCTCCCGGTGGTGGTGCTTCTGTCGTAGCGGCGTATCAAATCAGTGTTGGCCCTGCCATAGTTGGCCCATTTGTTGGTTGGGGCGGTGGTACTTGGGGGCAAGGTGTGTGGGGTACTGGAGGTACTTCTTTATCTAGTATTCGCATTTGGAGTCAAAGCAATTTTGGTCAAAATTTAATTTTCAGTTACCGTGGGAGTCCTATTTATTATTGGGATGCCGCATCTGGTTTGACAACTAGGGGTGTTCTTGTTTCATCTTTGTCCGGTGCTTCTGATGTCCCAACAGTTCAAAATTTTATTTTTGTATCTGATACAAGCAGATTTGTATTTGCATTTGGTTGTAATGACATTGGTTCAGGAACACTAAACCCTATGTTAATCCGTTGGTCAGATCAAGAATCTGTAGTAAATTGGACACCGGCAACAATCAATCAAGCTGGTAGTGTGGTGTTATCTCACGGCTCAGAAATTATTACAGTTGTCCAAGCTCGGCAAGAAATTGTAGTATTTACTGATTCGTCTATTTATTCATTGCAATACCAAGGCCCACCAGTAATATGGAGTTCTCAACTTCTTGGCGACAACATTTCAATTATTAGCCCTAATGCGGCTGTAATTGCTTCCGGTGTTGTGTATTGGATGGGTGTAGATAAGTTTTATAAATATGACGGGCGAGTCCAAACTTTGCGTTGCGATTTACTTCGTTTTATCTACCAAGACATTAACTTAGTTCAATCAACGCAAGTGTTTGCGGGAACCAATGAAGGCTTTAATGAAGTCTGGTGGTTTTATTGTTCTGCTACTAGCACCGCTATTGACCTGTACGCAATCTATAACTACGCAGAAGATGTTTGGTCTTATGGAACGCTAAGTCGTACAGCATGGCTTGATTCGGGTTTGCGTGATTATCCGTTGGCGGCTACATACAACTCAACCACAAGTACTGGTAACCTTGTAAACCATGAGTATGGTGTAAACAACAATGAAACTGGAACACCTGTAGCAATTAACGCTTTAATTGGCTCTGCTGAGTTTGACATTGATGACGGCGATCATCTTGGATTTGTCTGGAGAATGCTCCCAGATATTACATTCCGTGGGTCTGACGCGGTTTCTCCGCAAGTGACTATGACACTAATCCCCATGCAGAACTCAGGATCCGGGTATAACAATCCAGTCTCTGTGGGCGGTAACTCAAGTGCGACAGTAACCCGTACATCTACTTCAGTGATTGAGCAGTTTACGGGTCAGGTGTACGTTAGGGTGCGAGGCCGTCAAATGATTCTTCAAGTTGAATCTAGCCAGATTGGGTGTACTTGGCAATTGGGTTCACCCCGTATTGACATCAAACAAGATGGCCGCAGGGGTAATTCATGATTGTTATATCCGAGTTTGAGATCAATCAGGTTGCTTCGCCCAACCTACCACTGTCTCCGCTTGAGTACAACCAGCAATACACCAATCAGCTAAACAACGTACTACGCCTGTACTTTAATAGGGTTGATGCTATTCTTGGTCAGCTTAAGACAGATGAAATCATCCCACCGTTAACTAATTACACTGTAGCAACATTACCTAGCGCAGTCACTTCAGGTAAAGGTGCAAGGTCTTTTGTTACTGATGCTTTAGCTCCTGTATTTGGGGCAACCGTTGCGACTGGCGGGGCAGTGGCAGTGCCCGTCTACTCTGACGGCACGAATTGGAAGGTCGGGTAATGACTTTAGAAGAACTTAAAGCCCTGTATGCCGAGAAAGGCGCTACTGAAGCCGTTCATGGCGTATCTGAACAGGGCGACACCGTAGATTACCAACCTATTCAATATGGGCAAGGATGGACTGCTTGGGATAAAGCGCCTGAAATTATTGGATATCAAGATGGTGCAGGCGGTGGAGAAGGCGGTGATCAGCCCGTTCCAATTTATAGCACTGACAAAAAACTTGGTGGCTTTGCCAAGCAAGAAGGCGATTACATCACTTCCTACGACTTAGACGGCAACGTTGTTAAACGTGAGAAGATGGATCATGATAACTTTTTAAAGACCATGATCAAGGATCTTGGGCCTTTAGCTCTGGCCGCCATGACAATGGGTGGCGGTAATGCTTTGCTAGGAAATGCATTATTTGGCCTGACAGGTGCAGGTGCATCAGCCGCTGGCGGAGCTTTGGCAGGCAGTTTAAACGCTTATGGAAATGACAGCAACATCCTTAAAGGCGCATTGCTTGGTGGTGTATCGGGCGCAGGCTCTGCAAAACTTGCAGATATTTTTGGTGCTGATACTTTAGGCAAAACGTTTGAAAATGCCAAGATAGGCGATATAACCAAAGCAATTAACTTTGCTCAAAACCCCACCCTAGCCGGAGCGGCAAATATTGCCTCTCCTTACATGACAACCAACTTTGAACTTGGTGATACTGGATTTACCACTAACGATTTACTTAAAGGCGTTAACACGGCGCAAGCTTTTGGTAGTGGAGATAACAAAAAGATATTTGACGCTATTACAGGTTTAGCTAAAGGAACAGACTTTAGCGGTTTAACCGCAAGCGAACAGGCGGAACGTAATGCCAATCGAGAAACCGCACGTTTAAACAAAATTGAAAACGCAGTTTTAAACCAGCCAGCGTCTGATGATGGGTCAACACAAGGAATTGTTGATTTAATTAATGAGATGTACCCAGCCGCAGATGTTAAAGGTATGTCTCAAGGCGATTTAGTTAAATTCCTTGAAGCCAATATGGGTGAAATTCAAGGTTCTGCGGAGCTTGAAACTTTGCTTAAAGGCCAAGGAAAAACTGCCGCAGATGAAGGCACTGTTACTGTAACGGGCGATAGGCCTACAGGCCTTGGCGACTTTATGGTTCCCACCACAGATACACCCAAGGGCAATGTGGTTCCAGTAGATAACCCTGATGAAGTGGTTATTACAGGTGATCGTCCCGCGCCGTATATTTCTAGCCTTAGAACCAAAGATATTAAGTCTGACATTCCGGATGAGATAACTTCCGATCAGATTGACAAGTTGTTTCCAGATATTGATTTTAATGATATCTTGCAAACTGTTACCGTTCCGGGCGACACAAAAACTGTTACTCCAACCAAGACGGTTATTCCTGCAACTGTTACGCCAAAAACAACTGTGCCGGGAACAACAACCACAGAGCAGGCATTAATGAATCTTGGTTTAAACGCACCAATGCCTAGCCAAGATCCGTATGCCAATATAAAATTGATGGAAGAGTTGTTTGGCGGTGATACAGCTTACAAGCTCAGAGCACTTGGAGCACCTAAAAACCAAGCATCTACGGATATGGATGCTCTTGCTCGTTTACTAAGGAAGCAAAATGGATGAAAATGCATATGACGTAGAAGATGCTGGCGGTGGTTATACAGTAGCCGCACCGTTCCCCGGCGCAGATACGGATCCAAATACCAACCCCAACACTAGTACCGGCCCCAATTCACCGTTTACACGCGGTGATGTTTTTACAAACCAAACTGTGATGGATCCATCTGCTGGTATAGCAGGGCTAAAGAAGTTTGTAACAGATAACAAAGCATTTATAACTGGTGCAGGCGCGTTGGCTAGTGTCTATGGTGGCGGTACAAACGCTGATAAGAAGACAGGCTACCAAGGCGTTATTCCTACATTAGCCGCTTCTCGTTCAATGATTGCCGCTCCTCCTACCCGTGCACAAGGCTACCGTCCCGGCGCAGGTGGGATTGATTATGGTGGTGATGTATCCTACACGCTTGCTCCGGGTCAAGCTCCTTATGCCAATCTGTCAGGAACTTCAGGTTCTGCGGCTGGTGCAAATTTAACCACTCCCGGCGACACAACTTCCGGAGGTTTAACCACTATTGCAGGCGGCACAACTCCCGGTGGCACAACCGTGACTCCCGGTGGCACAAAAGTAGTAACCCCCCCATTACCCAAAACAATAACACCTTTACCACTTGATGTTAAGCCTCCACCACCTACCAACCTAGGTTCTAAGGGATACCAAGCCGCTATTGCGGCAGGACTTACTCCCGCCCAATATTTAGGCAATATTAATCAATGGCTTATTGATAATCCCCGTGCAAGTAAAGCGCAAGTTGATGCCGCCATGAGCCAGTTTGGCGTAAGCCAAGAAGATTTGCAAACGGCTTTAGGAACCACAAACTTTTCAGACTACACAAAGTATGGTTTGACTCATGGTCAAGGTTTGCAAGAGTTGAATTTCAAGATTGCTGATTGGGTTTCTCAACACCCATATGCAACAAACAAAGAGATACAAGATGCAATGAAAGCCGCAGGAGTTAATGATGCGGATATTGCCCGTGGTTTAAACGGCCTGTCAGCCTCTGCTGGCAAAGAATCTGCAATCATTAATGACATGGGCTTAGATCAGTTGTACAAGAATATCTTGGACTACCAAGCCGCAGGTCATTCTTCTGCTGAAGTTGCCGCCGCATTAGCGGCTACGGGACTTGATCAACGTGATATCAATGCCGCTAATAAATTTGCCACGGCGCAAAATTACACCGCTAATCCTACATCTGCGGCGGCTACTGTTAACTATCTACCCACTACTAATGTAGCGGATACTTCTACACCACCTCCTCCTACTAAAGTGGCTGATGTTGTGCAAGCCGCATCAACACCTACAGCGGTTCAAAATACTGCGCCTGACAACTCAGGCAAGATGAGCGAGATTTATCAGTATTTTGCCGACCCCTCAACACAAGCCGCACTTGCCTCTGGTAATACACGAGGTATTGCTGAAACCATGCAAGCTTTGGGTTATTCTCCAGCCGAAGTAGCACAAGCTACAGGTTCAAATGTGGCTGATGTTCAGGCCGCATATGATGCGGCTCTTGGTTCTAATAAGGTTGGATTTTATGATCCTTACAGCGAAGCATTTGCCGAGGGTGGTATGGCTAAAGGTCGTTATCTACAAGGTGAAACAGATGGCATGGCAGATAAACTTCCAGCCCAAATTGGTAATGACCAACCCGCCGCTTTAAGCCATGGTGAGTTTGTTATCCCTGCGGATGTGGTTTCCCATATGGGTAACGGCAACTCTGATGCCGGAGCTAAGAAGCTTTATCAAATGATGGACAAAATTCGTATGGCACGTACAGGTACAAAGAAACAAGGTAAACGTATCAACCCTGATAAGTTTATGCCCGGTGGATTGGCTCAAGCTTACGCTTCAGGTGGCTCAGTTAAGCACTTTGACAATGGTGGTTCCACAGGAACTCCTGCGGCTAACTACGGCGCAGGTCTTGCAGGCGTTGAATCTAACCTATCCAACTGGGCAGGCCCATATGTAACCAACATGCTTGGTCAAGGCCAAGCCTTGGCTAACATGCCTTATCAGGCTTACATGGGTCAGTTGTCTGCGGGTGAATCTCCTTTACAGACTTCAGCATTCAGCAATGCTTCCAATCTACAAACACCGTCTAGCATTGGTACTGCCGCTACAAACGCAGGAACTATTGGTACTGCGGCTCAAGGGTTGAAGTACACGCCTACAACCACATCGTTTGATGCGGCACAGGCTCAGAATTACATGAACCCCTATTTGCAGGCTTCTTTGAATCCTCAACTAGATGAAGCTCGCCGTCAGTCTCAGATTACCCAACAAGGTAATGCCGCCAAGATGACTCAGGCAGGTGCTTTTGGAGGCTCCCGTCAGGCTATCCTTGATGCCGAAACACAGCGTAACTTAGGCACTAACCTAGCTAATATCACTGGTCAGGGCTATAACACTGCGTTTAACAATGCACAACAGCAGTTCAATGCTGATCAGACCCGTAAGATGCAAGAAGCTCAATACGGTGCAGGCTACGGTTTGCAGGGTCTACAGGCAGGCTTACAAGCCGCCACGGCTCAAGGCGCTTTGGGCGTTCAACAGAACCAAGCCGACATTAATAACCTCAACGCACAACTGACCGCTGGCGGTCAACAACGTGGCATTGAGTCTGAAGGTATTGCCGCAGACAAAGCACAGTTTGAAGAAGCTAGGGCCAATCCTTATAAGATGGTTCAGTACCAACAGTCTTTATTGCAAGGCCTGCCTTTGGCGGCTCAGAGCTATCAAGGTATTGAGCCTTCTGCGTTGCTTAAAGCTTCTCAAGGTGCTTCCACCGTTAATGCTTTGTTAAAGAATCTTGGCCTAGCCTGAAGGATATTTAAATGTTTACACCTCCATCCGTCAATCAGATTGCCTCAGCATATCAAGGCAACCCTGCGCCCTTGGCTCAGAAAGTTGACCAAGATAAAAAACAACATGGTGGAATCCCACAGGATTTGCGCCAGCTTCTTGCTTTAAACGACATCAACCAGATGCGTCAGGGTGCTGGTATTCAGGCCGCTTTAAACGCTCCTCCTAACATGCCAACAGTTGCAGAAGATGTTCAGGCCAAGGCCAAGCAGGCTTTACAGGCTCGTATGGTTCAGGAGGCTCAGAAGCAAATGGCTAAAGATGGCAGACCCGGTATTGTTCCTATGGGAGTTCCACAACCTAGACCTCAACCTGAGGAACAGGGCATTGATAGCCTAACCTCTAATGTGGGCGAATCCTATTTCCATGGCGGGGTAGTCTCGTTTGATGAGGGTGGCCCAACACCAGACACAAGAAGCGCAGACGACATTCTTCGTGAACAGATGCGTGTAAACGAGGAAGCTAAACGTACAGCCGCTATTGAGCGTCAAAGGGCTGAAGTTGGTGCTCCCGACACGACGCAGATTGATCGCTTAATTGCTGAGAACCAAGCACGTAAGGAGAAGCTTGCTCCTCCTAAACCCGGCTATGACGCAGTGATGGAGTATCTTGAGCAGGTTGCCAATGCTCCAGTTAGTACCCGCTCTAGTGCGGCGGCTGGCTCTTATGGTGCACAGCAACAAAGAGCATTGCAGAAAGCCCGTGAAGCAGAACAGAACACCTTGACTGACAAAATGATTGATCTGGCTCAGAGGAAGTCTGACACTGGCTATCAGTATAAGAAAGAACTGTACCAGACAGGTAACACTGCCGCTGAAGCCGCTATCAAGCAGAAGTACGATGCGGCTATCCAAGTGGCTAGAACAGATCAAGAAAAGCTTAAGTTGGCTCAAGAGAAAGATCTTGAACTTAAGAAGCTTGCTATTGAGCGTGACAAAGTTGGCGTTATGAAAATTAACCCAGCTTTGCAAATTGCAGATGCCCTCCAAAAAGCCGACCCAGATCGTTTAAATGCTATCAGAGAAGGTATTGCAAGCGTGTATGGAAATAGAACTGGTCAAGCAGATGCCGCATTGCTTGGTCAATACGAAAGAGCAATTAAAGAACACGATACAAAATATAAAGATGATCCACGCCAGTATCAAAAAGCTGAAAAAGAAGCGTGGAAAACTGAGAAAGCCGCCGATCTTGAAGGTATTAATAAGCATTATTCTAAGTACAACATTGGCCCACTAGCTGAAAAAGGCTTGCCTTCTGCCGTTCCCGGCGCAACTCCAAGTGCAACTCCTAGTGCGACTCCAACCGCTGGAGGATATACTGTTACGGCAGGAGGAATGGTTCACACATTCCCAACCCAAGCGGCGGCTGATGCGTTTAGACTAGCTAGTGGAGCAAAATAATGGATCTAGAAGAACTGGCAAAACAGTATGGCGGTGTTTCAACCAAAATTGAACCAGTTAATCTAGAGAAATTAGCCAAAGAGCTAGGCGGTACGTCACGCCCCGTTAAAGAGCGCACAGTTACTGAAGCCTTTACCGACCCTGCGGCTAAGTTTGCCTCAGGCATTGGCTCATTAATTCAGTTCCCCGGTCAGATCTATGGCCTGACTACAGGTGCTATCAAAGAGAAAGACTTTGGAACCACTGGCCTGCAAGGCCTAGGTCAAGAATTACAGGACTATGCCAAGAAGAAGCTTTCTGAAAAGCTTGTATCTGAAGAAGCAGAAACTGCCCGTAAGGTTGAAGAAGCCGAGAAAAAGGGTGTTCTTTCAGCCTTAGGCACTCAGTTTGGTGAAGTCCTTAAGAACCCTTTAACTCAGGGTATCGGTTTTGCCGCAGAGCAACTTCCTCAGGCTATCCCTTCTATTCTTGCCGCCGCTATTCCCGGTGTTGGCCCTGCCGCCGCCGCAGAGTTACGTGCCGCTCAGACTGCCGCCAAGGCCGCAGTCGGTAATGCCGCTAAAGAAAAAGCCGCCAAAGCCATTGTTGATTTAGCTGAAGATGCCGCTAAAAAATCCCAAATAGCTCGTGGTACTGCCGCCGCTATTGGCACTGGAGCCGCCCAACAGGGCGCAGACATCGGCTCAGGTAGCTTTGAGGAGATCAAACAGTACCTGATGAAGGAAAAAGGCATGTCCGAGCCTCAGGCTTCGGCAGAGGCTTTAAACCTTGCCAGAGCCTCCGGAGTAAGTGGTGCGGCTATTTCCCTTTTGGCACAGAAATTACCCGGTGCACAAGCCCTAGAACGTGCCCTTGCAGGCGAAAGACTTGGTACAGGTCGTATTAAAGGTGCAATCGCTGGCGCTCTTAAGAATATCCCTGAGGAAATGGTTGAAGAGGGTGGCGGTAAAGTTACCCAGAACCTTGCCTTGCGTGAAGTCAATCCAGAGCAAAGTCTCACTGCCGGACTAGGACAAACCCTAGGTCAAGCCGCTTTAGGCGCAGGCCTTATCGGTGGTGGTGCAGGTGCTATCTCTGGTGGTAAACCCACAATTAATCCTGAAGATGTCAAGAACGCAGAGTTTGAGAAGCGCAGGGCTGAAGACACCAAACTAGCTGAAGAAAAGCGGGCAGTAATCTCCAAGCAGATGGAGGTTGTTAAGAACCCTATTGGTGCTTTGACAGAGGCTGACCTTGGCCCTGAGTTAACCTCATATGTAAACGAGCACCGGACAGCAACAGGTAAGCCTACGCTATCTGCGTACAGTTTGGATGATGTGGTTGATGCCCTGCCGGGCAAAGATGTAGCTAAAGAGACTGCCGCTTTAAACGCATTGATCGCCCAGAAGACCGGTCACACAGATCAGGTTTACACGCCTGACGCGGTAACTGCGCTGGCTACTGAAAAGAATGTGGATGTAAACGCTCCCGGGTTTGGGGACTTCCTTTCTAGATCAACTGGCATCGCTGATCTTGCTCAGATGTCTCAGCCCCAGTTGCATTCTGCGGTTACAGCCCTACAGAAGCTCCCTACATTTGAGACTAAGCAAGCCCTACCCGAAGGCACTAACGCTACACGCTACACACCTGAACAAGTTACACAGGCTGTAGATGCTTTAAACGCCAAGATGGATGAAGTTGGTAAGGATGAGTTAACGTTTAAAGAAACAACAACAGCCATAGAGACGGCCACAGGACTAAAGGGTTCTGCCGTTAATGCCTTGCTTAACGATGCAACTAAGAACGGAAGTATTGTCACGGAAGACAAGAAAGTTAGTGTTCCCTCACGTACCACACCTACTGGATACAACATTCAGGAGGAAGTTGGGCAAGAAGAAGAGCAGGCAGAATCTTATGATGTCATGAGCGGTGACCAAAAGGTTCGCTCTATGGACACCATGGAGCAAGCCAATACTCATGCTGAGAAACTAAACAGTTTTGCACAGGGTGAACTTAAGAAAACGCAAGAAGCTTTAAAGGCTCAAGACGCAAAGATTACTAAGTCCGAGAACGAACTGCACAAGTTTGAACTCAATGGGTTGGTTGATACCCCCGCATATAAGGTTGCAGAAGAAGCGCACCAAGCCGTGCTAGACGAGGCTATGCCCGTCATTGCTAACCTTAAGAATCAAGAAGAGATCTATAGCAGGCCTGTCACTGTTGTGCCTGTTGGCACAAAGAAGGTTACGCCCAAGACATACCGAGTTACCAAGGGTCAGGTTGTTAAAGGAACCAAGGCTACCCGTGAGGAAGCCGAGCAATCTATCTTTGAAGACCTGTCAGACAAAGAAATTCAAGAGTTGGCAAAAACCAAATCTCCTAAGTTAAAGGCTCGTTTAAACGCAGAGATTGCCCGCCGGTCTACAGCGCCAGCACCAGCACCTAGAACACCAGAACAAACACAAGGGCTTCAAGCCGTACAAGCTTCCCTCCAATCCATGTTGGGACGGTTTGGCCTACAGGATGTAGCCCTAAAGATTGTTAATGCCATTGAACAGGGCGCAGATGGCTCCTATGCCGCTAAGGTTATCCAGTTAGCTATCGATGCACAGAACCCTGTAAGGGTTATGCGCCATGAAGCCCTCCATGCTTTAAAAGAACTAGGGTTCTTTACTGATTCCCAGTGGGCTTCTTTAGAGCGTCAAGCTAAAGCTGAGTGGGTAGACAAGTACCTTAAGAACAATCAAACAAAGACATCCGACGGGCGAGTTGTCAGCCGGTACGATGCCTATGTTGAGATGGGTTTAAACGAAGCAGACATTCTGGAAGAAGCAATCGCAGATGCCTTTGGTGACTTTGATGCTAACAAGGCTCCTCCGGGAATGTTGACTGCGTTGCTGAACAAACTCCGCAACTTCTTCTCTACCCTCAAGTCATACCTCAATGGTCAAGGCTACGAGTCCTACAAGGACATCTTTGGCAAGATTGAGAAGGGTGAACTAAAACCTTCTAAGCCTGCCGAGGCAAACAAAGAAGTTAAGAAGTCGCTTACATCCTTTGGCGCTTTCTACGGGGATGAAAAACAGCCCGTTTATACGCCGCTGTCTACCCGTAACTTTATGGAGCAGGACATGACTGCGTCCCAGCAGGATCTTGGTTTAAACACCAAGGCCAAGCGTGGCATATTCAATAATGTCCGGGACATCGCCAGTGCTTTAAACCAATACACCATAGATCGTTTCGGCCAGATGGATCGAAGCAACTTGAGCGAAGAGCAATCTACTCAGCTTGCTAGGGCAATGGCAGATGAGGTTGCATTCCAATTGGGCACTCAAGCCACAACTGGTACAGGTCTGGGTTGGTATTCAAACAACTATCCCAAGGCGGTTAAACGCTTGGCAAGCCGTTTCCCTGAACTGAGCGATAACAAACACGCCCGTTCTGTATTCTCTGCATTGGTGGCAGTTACATCTAACGGTGAAAAGGTTAACAAGAACATTACTAACGCTATCACGCTGTATTCCAAACTGCGTGATGGTAAGCCTCTGATTGCCATGGGCAACCGTAGAGCTACCGCTCTTGAGAACAACCTCAAGATGATCCAAGACCTGCTTAATCTGCACGGCACAAAGTTTGAGAAGGTTCTCTTAGAAGAAATTACGGTCAAAGAAATGAATGCCCGTCTGCGTGAGATGGGTGAAGACACTGATGGTAGCTACCTCAAGGACACGACTGTCCCTGCCGCCGCAGTCTACTTTGGGCCTAAGCTGGGTGCGTTCTACGCCAACCTCTCTGGCTCAGAGGGCTATCTCACCATGGATCTGTGGTGGACTCGCTCTGTCAACCGGATGCGTGGCTTGTTAATTCCTCAGGCAACTGAAGCGTCTATTAACAAGTTCCGTGACATGATGGAAATGCCTAGCGCAACCCGTGATGAAGTGATTGCCGCTACGATTCCCCTGCGTAATAAGTACGAGGAATACGGCTATAGCACTGAGCTTGAGCATTTGGCTAAGGGGAAAGAGCCTGCCAAGAAAGACAAGAAACCAGCATGGTTTAAGAAAGCCAAAGCCAAAGCCGGAGCCGCCTACGACCAACTGTTGTTTGAACACAACCTTGAGAAGATGGCTAACACCATCTACAAGAATGAATTTGAGATGCTGGAGGAAGCACCGTTTACAGCTACCGACCGCAAGTTCATGTATGACGCAGGCCGTAAAGCGCAAACTATGTTGCGTAAAGACGGCATTAATTTAACTTTAGCTGACATCCAAGCGGCTCTTTGGTATTATGAGAAACGCCTCTACGAAAAACTAAGCGGAAGGAAAGCCGATGACATCGGATACGAAGAAGCAATCATCGCTCAGTCCGGAAAGACTACTGGACGAGCAAGACCCAGTGTGGTCTTCGATACAGAACTTAACGGCAGGGATGAATCCGGAGGAGCGGTCAAGAACGCTGAGGAACTTCGTGGGAAGTCTGACTACGGGCCAAAATACTCCCTCAGAGAAGCCGTACGATCCTATAGAGGACGCAATGAATCTGAACCCGGGACTCACACGCGAGAAAGCATTGAAGATGGCGAAGGAATTCGGGTTCTAGGCGTAGCGCCAATTGCCCGATACAGACCTACTCAAGGGTTTAAAGACATCATCAGCGACCACGGGTTTGAATCGCCCGTGTTCTATGAGATTAGCGGTGATGATGCTCAGACATATGCGGATGCCATTCAGGCATCCAAAGATTCAACTGAATATGGTGCGGCTGTCTTTGTGTATCCTGTAGAGGACTACGCCAAGATGCGCCTGTTCTTAACCCAAGATGGTAAGTCTGGCATTGCCCTTAAGAAAGACGATATTGTTTCCGTCTTCTCAGGTAAGCCACACAGAGGATCTGCCAACTCATCGCTCCAGTTAGCGGTACAAGAAGGCGGTAGAAGGCTTGACGCATTTGCCACAATTCTTCCCACCCTTTACCACGCCAATGGGTTTAAAGCTGTTGGCCGCATGACTTGGAATGAAGAATACATACCTGACAACTGGAACAAGATAACATTTGAAGACTACAACAAGGGTGAGCCTGACGTTGTTTACATGTCATATGATCCGGACGACAGCACAACTTTGTTAGAAAATCCCGGCCCATACTACGACGACTCTGATGAATTAGTAGCGGCACAAGTTAGGGCTGTAAAGAATTATTTTGAAGAAGGAGAAGGGTATGGATCTAGAAAACAAAATCAAAGAACTGGAAAACTCAAAGCCTCAGCGCAAGAACTTCCAGACCAACGAAGAGTACGAAGAGACATACAACTACTGGATGATGAGACAAGGGCAAAGTATCCGTACCTTGAAGAACCGGTTGAAGGATTACCAGCAAAAGTAAAAGTTGATGGTGTTGAAGTTACATTTGGCCCTTACATACCTGCAAGAGAAGCGGCTATTTTGTATGCGGAACAAATGGGAATTCCATATCGCCAACAAGCTAGTTACCACAAACTAGATAAAAAGTTCTCTACATTGCTGGCTAACACATACGCTAGCATGTTAAACAGACCGCTTGCGTCAGAGGTAAAAGAAGCTTATCAAGCTTGGGCTAAGGAAACTATTGCTCAATACGAAGCCATGATTAAAACGGGCATAACAATTGAGTTTATGCCCAACAACAGGGATCCTTATGGAAACCCACGTAATGCAATACTTGATGTTTTAAACAACAATCATCTTTACGTTTTCCCTGCTGATGGTGGTTTTGGCAAAGATGCCATTACTGAAAAACAAATCAGAATCAACCCTGCTTTAGCTTTAACAGATATTATTATTTCCGGCAGACAAGCCCGAGTAGTTGAGGTGTTTAGAGCAACGCATGATTTTTATGGTCATGTTAAGGAAGGTTTTGGATTTAGAGCAGAGGGTGAAGAGAACGCCTTCCAGTCTCACGTTAGGATGTATTCACCACTTGCCGCCAGAGCAATGACTGCTGGCACAAGGGGACAAAACTCAGACGTAAATTTTGGCCCCAATGCCGAATTTAATAAAACCGCATCTGGTGAAGATACTATTTACGCAGATCAAAAAATTGGGTTAATGCCTGAGTGGGCAACTGATTCTAATATTGAGCCTGATGTAACTAGCAAACCAAAGTTAAGTCTCCGCACATCTTTCCCAACGGCTGAAGAAGCAGAAAATGCCGCTTACCGCAAAGCCCCGCCTACAGATAATGCGTTTAAACGCTGGTTTGGCAAAAGCATTGTTAAAGAAGAAGGTCGTCCTCTGGTGATGTACCACGCTTCCCGTGTTGACTTTAATGCCTTTAGGGAAAATGCTCCCATATTTATTAGTCCATATGCCAAAGAAGCTGAATACTTTGGAAGAGCACATGAAGATGAATCTGTCAAAAGTGAGAACAAGATTAATGTCTATCCTCTGTGGGTACGTGCAGAAAATCCCTTTGACTTTGAAAACTCTGACAATTTAGATAGTTTAAATTTTTATTTAGACAGTTTTTTTGGAAGAAATCCAGATTTAGATGTAACAGCTTTGTTTGATAAGGTTGCACAAGGTGATTGGGATACTATTGAAAGTCCTGAAATACAAGAAGCTATTAGAGGTCTAGGTTTTGATTCCTTCTATGTAAAAGAGAACGGTAAGAAGAATCTCGCAGTCTTTGATGCCAACCAAGTTAAGTCAGCCACAGGTAACACTGGTGAGTTTGGCGAGACTAAAGACATGCGCTTTAGTCTGCGTCAAATTGATGATTTCTTTAACAAAGCTGACGATATTAAAGAACCCGAAGGCGTAGAAATTATTCGTGAAAACTGGATTGGTAGCGTCTCTGGGTTAGGTGATCGTGATTCTGCATATGACTTGTACCGTGTACAAGGCGGTAAGCAGTACATGCAGAATGTACAAGACTTGGTGCGCCAGTCTTTTGGTAATGAGTTTAAAGGCTATCGTTTAATGCACGTAGAGGAACTTGAGGAGATTAAAGCTGGCGCTATGGGTAGCCAATTAGCTTCTTTTACATTACGTCCTGATGTTGCTCAATCTTTTGCCAACTTAGCCACCTTCCGGAAGATCCCTAAAGACCAACTTACAGTAGTTGAGATGGATCTAACGCCCGAACACATTGTGATGATTGGTCACACTGGTGAGCGTGAGTTAGTGGTGGACTACGGCCAAGGATATAACCCTGATGCCGTAGTTGAATACAACCCGCCAAAACTAAGCTTGCGTCAGGCTCCAGATACGCCTGAGTTTAAACGGTTCTTTGCTGACAGTAAGGTTGTGGATGCTGATGGCGAGCCGCTTGTTATGTACCACGGCACTCCCTACGATTATGTTTCCAAGGGAGACATTGCCGCATTTAACACCAAGGACTTTGGAGCCTTGCTTGGTAAAGGATCTTATTTTACTTCAGACCCCGCTGATGCAGAGGCATATGCAGGTAAGAGTGGAATGCAGTATGGCTCAAAGCCAAACATTATCCCCGCTTACATTAGTTTGCAAAATCCTTTAATTGTTGATTCCGTTTTAGACAAAATTCCTAAACGACAAGAATTAAAAGATGCTGGCTATGACGGTGTTTTGTTAAGGAAGAAAGATGGTTCTGTTCAGTGGGCTGTTGCTTTTGAACCTACACAGATTAAGTCTGCTACAGGAAACATCGGTACATACGATCCCACTAACCCTGACATCCGTTATAGCTTGCGTTCGTTTAATTCTAAAGAACTGCCTCAGAATAAAAAAGAATACACATTACCCGCCGACACATTGCTTTATCACGGTGCTCATGAAGAACGAGCCAAAGAGATTGAAACCTCCGGTCAAGTCCTTGTCTCACGTTCACCCATCAAAACAAGTAGCGGGACTTTAGATGAGGGTGGCTTGGTGTTTTTTGGCGGCAAAAATACGGCCACAAATTACGCAAATGCAGAAGCAGACCCAATGTCGGTTCAAGCCGCTAGAAATCGTGGCGAAAGCCGCAATCCGGGCGTAGTGTTTGAGACTGCTACGGATCGCCCGTATAAATTAATGAATAAAAATTATGTGCTTACACAAAAAGAAGCAGATAATTTAAACGAGGTTTTGGGTATACCTGATTACAAACTCTTGAAAAAAGGCGACAGTGCTGACATTGCGGCCTACAGGGCGGTAACCAACTCTCGCACCATTGATCGATACCAAACCAACAAAGGGGAAATGGCCGTTGCATGGCCTAAAATCTTTGACACCTTGGGTTATGACGGCTTCTATGATAATTTTGCAGTTGCCTTAACAGCAGACAATGGCATTCGCCTTGTCGGTGAAGGCGGCAAAATGCAGAAGTTTAGCTTCCCAAGCATTGCTGATCAGATTGCTCAGACTAACAACGGTGCAAATATTAACCAAAGCATCTTGGGCACAACCACTGTCCGTGAAGAAGAAGGATTCATTGAGCGCATGATGAGCGCCATCTCTCCTGAAGCAAGATCTAAGTTTCGTGCCAGTGCTATTAATCGTTACAACCAGATGAGCGTCAACGATAAGAAGATGGCTCAGGCGATGGGCGGTATTGAACTCCTTGCAGACTCAAGCGCAGAGTTTGCCGCTCTTCAGTCTGATACATCCGCAGGCGTTGCCGCCGCAGTCATGGGTTATGGAGAATCCAAAGGTGGTGTGCCAGTCTACGAAAAGGGCTACACAACAGTCAGTGATTTAAACGGTACTGTCAAAGGCTTGACTGAGTTGTTAATGCCTTTGGCTAAACGTGGTGATCCTTACATCTATCGGGCATTTCAGTTCTACTCTGGTGTTAGACGGGGTACTCGCCTAGAAGCTACAAGCAATGGCAAGTACAAAGAAGAGTTGTTTGACACAAAAGATCTTAAATTTGCGGATGACTTGGAACTTCTCTATCCTGAGTTTAAACAAGTCCATGCTGACTGGATTAAGTACAACAACGGCCATGTGGATTACATGGTCAAAACTGGTGTACTTACCCCTGAGAAGGGCGCAATCTTTAAGAAATATGCCGACTACATTCCTTTCTACCGCCAGTTAGAGGGTGAAGAAACCTTTGGCCCCAACATCTTCCAAAGCTTGTCTAACGTCAAGGCTCCTAAGAAAGCTAAAGGTAGCGAGGCTCCACTGGCTGACTTCCTTGAGACTGTTGTCCGGAACACTCAGGCTTCTGTCCAGTCAGGCATGAAGAACATTGCGGCTAACAGAGCGATTGACCAAGCCTTGTTCTTGGGTACTGCGGTTCAGTTGCCTGAAGTCTCTAGTGCTCCCAATACGGTAACCGTTTTGCGTAACGGCATTCCCGTTTCCTACGTTGTATATGACCGTCTGCTGTTCGATTCAATGCAGAGTTTAAACCTACCAGAGATGCCTTTCCTTGGCATCTTGGCTGGCCCTGCCAACTTGCTTCGTAGCATGGTTACAAAAGACCCCGGCTTTATCCTTGCCAACATGATGCGTGACTCATTGTCAGCTTACGCAACTAGCGGTGCAGATATAACCCCTATGGTAGATACCATCCGTAACTTTGGTCGCGTGATGGCTAACCGCTCACCTGAGTTCTATGATTTGATGAATGCGGGCGCAATTGGTGGTTATGACTTCTCTAAAGACGTAGCCACTAGCGGTAGTCAACTGGCTAAAGATCTTCGTAAGAAGTCCAAGACTCAAACTGACACCGAGAAAGCCTTGCGACCCATCACAAGTCTATGGGGATTCCTTGAGAAGGGTACAGAAGCATCTGATGCCGCTACCCGTATTGCCGTTTACAAGGATACATTAGCTCGTACAGGCAATGAAGCCGAGGCTATCCGTCAAGCGATGGAGGTAATGAACTTTAACCGCAAGGGTAGCTCTGCCATCATCCGTATTGTGACTGCGGCTATACCGTTTTTAAACGCACGTATCCAAGGCTTAGATGTTCTGTACCGCGCTGGTATGGCTCCAAGGCCAGAGGGCGTAAGCAAGACTGATTACCAAAAGCGTGTTCAAAAAGCCTTTATCATCCGTGGAGCCACAATGATGGCTTTGAGTTCTATGTATTGGTTCATGATGAAGGATGATGATGAATACAAAAAGCAAGAACAAGAAGTCAAGGATAACAACTGGATCATCCCCGGTATTAATCGCCTGATACCCATTCCGTTTGAAGTTGGTGTTCTGTTTAAAGTGATTCCTGAGCGGATCTTGGCATACATGTTTGGTAGTGATACCGGAGAAGACTTAGCTAAGTCTATGGAACGTGCACTGCGTAGTACCTTTGCGGTTAACTACATCCCTCAAGTTGTCTTGCCTTTGGTGGAAGCACGTACTAACTACTCTTACTTTACAATGCGACCCATTGTTGGTCAGGGCTTAGAGGGGGTTCGACCCGGCTTACAAGTTGGCCCCAACACAACGCAGATTGCACAAACAGTGGGCAAGGCTATCAATGAATCTCCAATCTTGATTGATCACTTGATTCAAGGTTACACAGGAACCATGGGCATGTATTTGGTTAGCGCTATAGATGCAGTCTTTGATTCTATGAGTGATGTTAAAAAACCCTCTCTTAGACCTGATCAATACCCAATCAATAAACGCTTTGCGGTTAACAAAGAAGCCAAGGGAAGTCTTTCTGCATACTTTGAACTAAAAGATGCGGTTGATGAAACTGTCAGGACAATGAATGTCCTTAAAGGCACAGGTCAAGGTGATGAGCTTTCCGACTTTATGGAAGGTAAGCACCGTATGTTTGGTCTACCCAACGCACAACTTTTAGGTGCTCGTGGATTAATTAAAAACATGGATGCCAAAATAAAACCTTTGCTTGAAAATGCCAAGAAGATTCGTGCCTCAGACATGGATCCCGATGAAAAGCGGGATGCCCTATCCGGTATCAATGAAGCACTGATCACTATGACCAGTGATATCCAAGAGATCAAGAAAGGTCTGTCACAGTAAGGTAACCCCCATCAAAGAGCCATCCAATGGTTCTTCTGTGGGCTTCATCCCAGACAGCCTTTCTCTCTTCCTTGTTTAAACGTTGTCCTTGGTCTACGTCTGCATGACAGAGATAACATAAAGCGGCAATCCTGTAGTCGTGGGATTTTATGCCCATTCCCTTTCCATCCCGTTGTTGGTTAGAGTGAGCGGCCACTATCGTCCCATCCTTTGCCCCGCATATCTGACAGGGCGATTCCCGAACAATGTCTAGTAGCTTCCTACTCCGGTACATCTTGCTTTGCCAAGAAGTTTACATATCGGGCTATCTCATGGCCTGTGTAGTCAATGTCTCCATAACCGGCAAACCTTGTAGACAGTCGTTTAAACGCCGCCTGCTGGGCCGCTTGCCAGACCTCGTAACTCCAACCTCCGTCGTCTTCAAACGCTTTACTGCCTATGAAGTCACAGTATTCTTTTTTGCATTCGTTCATCTTCAACCTGTTTCTCGTAGTGGTTAATCGGTAGCTTGGCTTTCTTCTTGACAAACTGACGGAGCCAATCTGCCCCGCCAAGTTCTTGAAAAATCAACCACTCCACATCAGACATTCGCATGTTGCGTTGCTTAAGTGGTGATGGCGGCTTAGGTCTGGGCATTTTTTTCCTTTAATAAAGTGAGGGGGTTTTGTAGATTACGTGCCCCCTCGGTCACGTTATAGGATAGCAACGCAAGGATCAAAACAACAAGCACTAGCCAAAACCCAACGTTGCTCTGGAAATGTATTCACATCTACAAGGCGTTTACAAATCCAGTTATGCCATGCTTTGGCTAGGAATTCTTTGGTGTCCATTTATTTCTTCATGCTCCGTACATAACTTGCAAAGCTTGCAGTTGTGTCTCCACCATTCTTCATACCGTCAAACTCCTTAGCCACCTCTTCCAAGGTGTTGTTCCTGATCTGATTGCTTACAGGATCAAGTTGCTTGATGATCATCTGCCTTTTTCTCCACCCCAACGCTTTTTCCCATATGTTTAAACTTGGTTCGCTCATTGTTTGCCTTTCTGTATTCCAATACTTCTTTGAGTAAACGTTCCATCTCATCAGCCGCCATCAAATGAAATGGGCTGATCGGTTTGTGGCTTGCCATTGAACGCATCATGCCGATGGTTGTTCGTGCAGTTGTTTCACTTATCTTTGCCATCGTCAATCTCCACAGGGCCGTTAAACATAGCCATGCCCAACTGCCCAAGCATGACCGCTTTTAAACGCTCTCGATCTTCTTCTGGGAAATCAGAAGCAACGTCATTCATTATTTTTAGAATGTCTTGTGCCATTTTTTGTGGTGTGATGGCGCTCATGTGTTCTTCTCCTTAAGCTTGGCTTCAACGGCTTTGCCGTAATCGTGTTCAGGCATTTTGCTCATGTCCGTTTTCCACCACAATTCGCTTCGTTCTTTGGCTGTCAGACCAACCCACGGCTTCATAATTTTCTGCACATCTTCGGGTGTATGTGTTCTGCTTGTCATGTTTTATCCACGCACCATGTGTGCTTTGTTTGCTTCATTGGATACATCCCTAGCAGATGCGTATGCATTGGACTTAGGAATTTCTTCTATGTTTATTGTTGAGTCGTCATGTAAGCTGGCTCCTGTATGTGACTTACCTACAGTGGCACGGTTCATTAAAGCCGTTGCAATCTTACGCAGTGCATGGTCTGAGTCCTTAGCCAACATGGTCGTTACTATGCCAACGGCAAATAGCTTAGGGTCGTACGGCTCAGTTAACTGGGGGGAAAACTGATTGATAGGTTGCGAATTCTCATCACGCATGATGACAGGACTGCTTATTGATTGGTCTTTTGTAATAATAGTGCTTAAGAAATGAACCTTTTCTCTTACTTTTTCAGCACCCTTTATCATCACTGATACGTTTCCAGTATCAAAAATCCATCTCATTTTTCTTTCAATATCATCAGCCTCACAACCAACTACAAGTAATTTATGTTTGGCAGTTTCGCCTGTTTCCTTATCCATTACATTTACATCTACGATGTAAAGCATTCCCAAAAGAGGAGCCTCCGTTGGTTTTTGTGCAGTTAACAATGGCGGGTGATGAATTTTCTTGTATCTAGTCATGTGTTCTTCTCCTTCAGCGCGGCCTCTAGCGCATCCATAGCTTGATCCCAAATGTGATAATCCATTGTGTTACTAAAAACATTGACGACCAGACTGGCTGTTTTCTCAATGTGTCTCAGGCGCTTAACTTCCATTTCCAAGTTACCCACCAGCAAATCCAGTTCTCTCTCCTCGTTTGTCATTCTCCTAACTCCTCAAATATTTGGTCTGTTAAATCTTGTACTCGATCAAGGACTGCGTTTAAATCAGCCTTCGTTTGAAAGCTACCCGTCACCGCCATCTTGATGTTAGTCAGTGCCCTGTACATCTCCGGCCCCTTGATGGCGAACAGTAAACTGTCCTCATCGTCAGGGTAAGTGAACTCAAGTATTACCTTCTGTTGCATCAAGTCTCCTTAATGGTTTGGCGGTCAGCCAATGATCACCCAGTCTTAGGACTGCACGAACCCACTTGCGTTGGTTATGGCGATTAGTATGTTCCGGAGCCAAGTCGTTGTTGTAGATCTGCCTTGCCTTGCGACGTAGTTGTTCAGTTGTTAGCATCTTCAATCTCCCTTAGGTTTAAATGCTCCGGACGCTTGCTGGTTATCCAGAAACCCTTTGCGTTTACACTGAACCCCAGAGCAGTCATTTCTTCTGGGGTTCTGCATCTTCTGTTTACACCATACTGACCGGTGCGGTGTTTCTCAAATGCTCCATTGCTATTAAAGAATTCCATGCATCCTTTGCATTGGTTCCTGTCACCCTTTAATATTTTCATTGTCGCTCCTGAGTCGTTGCTTCATGATTTCGTCTGCCATCAAGTCTGCAAAAGATTGTCCCGAGGGGAACCTCATCTGTGCCGCATGGTGACCATTGATAATATTAATGGATGCGTCTAGCCCCTCGTTAAAGCCCCGTAGGTAAGGGTTGTCTACCGCTACCCTCATAGACAATCCCTCTCTTAAAACTTGAGCCATGGTTAGTTTCTTAGACTTAGCAAACTTACGTAGCTTCACGTAGTCTGCATCGTTTATATACGTCATAAACGGTTTAAGCTTTTCTTTTTTAGAAGGGGTCATCGGTTTTCCTTATGGATTCAAACTCATGGAGTATCAAATCAAACTTATATTTAGCGTCTGCTTTTCCATGAAGTTCCGTCCGGGAGTCAATCCCACAGCGTTTACACAACATGTGCGCGGCATCTGTTTCGTTGTCACACATCAGGAACTCTTGGAAGTCAGGGTCACGGCAAAGCATCCCTGCTTTTTTGACACGGTTGTCATAGGGGGTTGCTGACTCATCGTCCTGTATCCGGACAAAAGCACAACCATACCTCGCACCCACAAAGTCCCGCATTAACTCCTCGGGAACTTCGTCAGGGTGGATAGCAATGGTTAAAACAAAACCTGTGCGGTCTTGCTTTAACGCAACTTTACGGGCTTCAAACTGTAGCGCCATCATCTTTGCTCGCAATGCCAAGGCGTGACTCAAGGTAAGAGATGACGTACTCAAGTCCTTCGTGGTGCAATCTCAATTCCTTTACCTTGTTTGCCAAGAAACGAATCCTCTCTTCTTGGAACGTGGTCAGGTTCTTGTACTTCGTGATCTCATCGTTTAAACGAGTAACCTCTTGTCGCAGTATCTGCTGGCCTTCGGTTGGCTTAGGTTCCTTCTTTACCCCGTTTTGAAGAACCTGATACACGTAAGCGGGTTTGCATTTAACTTCGGTGGCAATCTCTTTGGCCGTAGCTTTAGGGTTGGCTAATTTGTAGGCACGAATTTTTTTAGATAACATTTCTCTCTCCTCAAATATAAATTGGCTTGTTAATTTTGTGCCACGCTTTGTGGCATTGCTCACATAACCACCGTACATCTAGTGGCTTGGTGTAGTCATCGTGATGACCCTCAATCTTTTCAACAGATCCACAGATTGAGCAACTACTTGCGGGGATAAGTTTCCCATCACGTATTGCATTGCCTGCAATAACATGAGTGGCGTATGCCATTGGGTAACGTTTGTTATACGCATCCATAGCTTTTTTCTTTGCAAGTTTTCCAGCTTCTGTTTGTTGGTAATCTTTACGTGCTTTAACACGATGCGGTTTGTTAGACCGCCTCTTGTCATATTCACGTATCGTTTCCAAATTAACCTCTCGGTGTTTATTAACTCTGCTTTTGACGCACGGTTTGCATTTGTTTAAATGCCCATCACCCATCGCGGCATGTTTGTAAAAATCACTTAAAGGCTTCTCTACACGGCACTCTCGACATACTTTCACGATTACTCCTTAAAACGGTATGCCTTAAGTATACCATTCTAGAATGGCACATCACTGTCGTCAGGATGACTCTGCGCTTGGTTCTCTTGACGGGTTCCGGCCTGTTCCTCAGGAACCCAACGGTTGACTGCCAATGACAAGTAAGTCTTGCCGTTGGTTTCGCTGACACGTTTCCATCCGGATAACTTAATCACGGTCAAACCGTTCTCAGTCTTTATGTTGGTCAAGTCTTTAAGATTGATGGCAATCGTTCCCCAGTAATCGGGGGATTCAGCCGTCTTCTTAATCTGACTGGCATGAAGATTACCGGAGTCAGGTCGCTCCTCAAAGGGCTTGCTATATGCTTTCTTTTGGTAGGTACTCATTTCTTTTCCTCAGTTAGTTGAAGCTTCAAGGTCTTGAAGCGGGATAAAACCTCCTCGTAAAGGGGAGGGTGCGTTGCCTTCAGCGAGTCAAGCTGAAGCTCATTGCTCTTCCAGTAGCTGTTTAAACCTGCTACGCTGGTGCAGTCGGATGTCCACTCAATCATTCCTTCGGTAAACAGCTTGCGGCTTTCGTCCGATGGATCCCATTCGGTGGGTTGTGCTTTGACCAAAACCTTTGGGGCAACCTTAGCCACAATCTTCTCGTACTTAGGCGCATCTTCCTTGCGGGTTAGTTCCCCCATTGGAGCCGTTGCCTGTGGCGTATAAGCCGTTTTCCCATCATCCTCCGGTAAGTCGGAACCCGCATAGATATAAATGCCCAAACCATGAAGCGCAAGGGCTTTGGTCATGCACCTCATAATCGCTGTATTGACGGCAAACGCATCAGGGTTAAGGATGGGTTTATTCTTGTAGTCCATGACGGGCAACATACAGGTCATTGGCTTGCCAAACATGGTGACAGTGACCCACACCAAGCCTGTGCCATTGACATCCATATAGGGCATTGGGGAGTACTGATCCCGATTAAATGTATGTACATTAAATGTAGCGGCAGGGTCAGCCTTAAGGGCTTCAGCCCACGCAAACGCCCATGAGAGGTACGTTAGGCCGTTCTTCTTCTCGGTGTGATCATTGACGTTGATCTTGAGTAAATCATGCGGAGACATTGAGTTCTCCTTGATATTGACTGCACCACTTGCTGACACCACAGAAGTCTCCTGTGCATCGCTTGGGTTCGCCTTTTCTTGTTTCGACATATCCTTTTTCCTTTTCTGCCAACTCTGTGGCTTCATCTATTGTTTTAAGTACACGGATCGCAGTCTTGCGACCCTCTCTCTTCACTGCATAAGTGGTTTCGCTCACCCACCTTTCGTCATCGGTACAGGGCTGTAAGTCCTCCCCGAATTCATGTTGCACCTTGGCATTACGGTGCATGTTTAAACGATCCCTGACGTAAGTCTCGGTCGTAACTGACTTCCACATTGGGATGTCAATCATCACCGCCTCTGCCTCAGGGTAGTTTTCCTGAGCAGAATGGGGCGTGTAATCTTTGACAATGGCACAGATCTGTAGGCCTACCACAGGCGTACCCTTGACAGTCTCTACCAACCACTTGTAAATATTCAATTGAGTAACCCAGTCATCCTTGTTGTTTGCCAAGGCTTGCATGACTGACCACGCCTTAACAAACTTGTAATCGATGATGACAACGCCTCCATCTACTTGTTGTTGGAGGTCAATTGCACCGCTGATCACCACGCCATCAATCTCAGTAAAGATGCGTTCCTCATTGATATAACCCTCAACTTCCTTTGCCTCAAGCTTGCCGTGCATGAAAGTCCCAAGTTGGGACGCAATCATCTTGGTAACATCAACCTCCATGTCTGCGTCATACTGTTCGCGTAACCTTCTAATTTTTGGTGGTGACATTAACTCAGTTACGCTATACTGTGATGCACCTTTACTGTAGTAGTTCCTAGAGAGCAAAGCCACTAACGGTGCGGGTAGCTTCTGATCGTTGGTTATCTTCATCTCTTCTCCAAAGGTTGTCATGAGTACAAAACACAATGATAGCGATGTTATAAAAGAATTGCAAGTACTGTCACAAATTATTTTTGGTGAGCCAGCTTCCAAAGCAAATTCTCGTAGAGTTGTACACTACGGTGGTATGTCTAGGCTGATTAAGTCTAAGAAAGCATTAAGCTACTCTGATGTATTTAGACAACAGTGCAAACCATTGGCCGTGCTGATGACGGGTGATCTAAGGATCACCATGCATATCTACTACGCATCAAGACGACCCGACTTAGATGAGAGCCTGATCCTAGACTTGCTTCAGGGATTGATTTATGTGAACGACCGTCAGGTTAAGGAGAGGCATACCTACTGGCATCTCGACCCTGAGTTGCCCCGTACAGAGATGATCATTGAGCAAACCCCTGAGGTGCACCCAAAAAAAAGCCCCTCCAAGCGTACTCAGAAGGGCTAACTCCAACAGGAGAGAGAATGGACAGGCAACTGCAAAGTAGTCTGTCGAGGGTTAGTTTAAACCAATAACGCAGGCGGGGTCAAATAATTTTATTTTTACTCGTTTCATAATACAAAACTAATAAACTCAACAAAATCAATAGGTTACTGAGTAACTAACAAAACCCAGCCTAATTTTTGGCCCCTGCATTAAACAACCCGGCGGTAACGTTTAAACGTATAGCGCATTCCCGGCGCAAGGCAGAATTTGGGTTAGCCATCGCTAAATTATTTTTTGTCTTTTTTTTGATACTGCTTGACACAACCTGAAAAGATGTGCTTATAATTCAATCGTTGTCGTCGTAGTCAACACGGAAAGCCATTTACACATGCCTCGCCCCGTTATGGGGAACTACGACGGGGCAGTTGTAAGTGGCTTTTTTAATTTCTACACCAACTCGCAGGCAATGCGGTTCCGTCGGTGGTTGCCTGTTAAATACCCTGTCACACGAGCAAGCACATAGCAGGGATGGTGGGCAAAGAATAGAGCCAGTGCGGTGGGACTTACGTCCTGAAGTCTGTTCAACGTGATGCGACGGCATGGCTCCGAAGGGAATACACGAAAGCGAACCTTACTTTTGAGTACGGTAAGGCTACGTATTGCTCAAACAATCACCAAAGGGAATATACAGGCTTACTAGGAGATGACATGAGACTATGCCAGTGTGGGGGAAATGTCCTGCAAGGACAACTGACCAGAGGCCGTGAATCTTGGAGTTGCAAAGCCTGCGGTCGATATGAAATATTTGGAGGTACAGATGAAGCAACGTGTTTACACAGTCGGGATGGGGGATCAGGTCAGACTGATCAGGGCATCCAATCGCAGACAAGCGATAGCGCATGTATCGTTAACTCTCTTGACAGTTAGGGTAGCGACACAGGAAGATTTAATTAACCAACTAACGAAAGGTATACCTATTGAAAACTACACACCTCCGGAGCAAATCGAACTAGAACTTTAAAACAAATGGAGTAAGAGAATGATCAATAAAGAAACGCCCGAACTAACAGGGCATCATGCAATTATTTATACGTGTCTCAAGCTGAACGGCCCACTGGGCAAGGACGGCATAGGCAGAAGAACAGGCTTAGATGTCAACCAATGCTCAAGGGCACTGCCTCTTTTGCAAAGGATGAACTGCATAGAACTAACTGGCTTCACAGTTAAGTCTGACTCAGGCAGACCCGAGCGGGAATGGAGGGCAATATGAACGATCAGTTTGACCTATTCCCCGAGCCTCATGATCCCAAATCACGTAGCACAGATCCCAACACCAGCCACTCAGCCGCAGTGTATTTAAACATTGGACATGTAGAGTCAGAAGTTATGTGGGCTATATCTAAATATCCTGACGGGGCAATCTACGATGAGGTGGTTGCCCATCTCCCACACCGAAGAGTTCATAGCATCCAACCTAGGTTTGCCCCATTGAGAAGATCAGGGCAAATCGTTAAGATCGGAGAGCGCAGATCCAAACTATCAGGACGCAATCAAAGCGTCTACATCCTAGGGGGTAAAGATGAAGAGAGACTATAAACAAGAGTTTAAAACTCAAGTAGCACGGGGCGAACATGAGAACCGCATGGAACGTCAAAGGGCTAGGCGTAAGCTTGATGCCAAGGGTGTGACCCGTCAAGGTAAGGACGTAGCCCATGTCAAGGCTTTGTCTAAAGGTGGATCAAACGCAGATGGTGTGCGATTAGAAGCTCCCAGCAAGAACCGCTCGTTTAAACGCAAGTCAGATGGGAGCATGAAATGATTGATTCATACATAAAGCAATGGTCAGTTGGTAAAAAATCTTTTAGCGTTACAAAGTTATTGCAGTGCAACATAAGCCGAGTAACTTACGATTTTGAAACTAAAGTGGCTAATTTTTATTTGCCTTATTCAAATTGCACAAACATGACTGGTGCAATTTGTTTTGCCAAACGGATTAGCCCTGATGTTGAACAAGTTCAAGTTTTTGAAGACAACACATTAATCAACATCTATTTACGTATTGCGGATAAATGGACGGCTCAAAGTTTTAACAGGCCATACCATGATCGACGCATTAGTAGCTGATACTTACTTCAACGAATCTACTCGGGTAGCTTGCCCGTATTGTTCTACCGAGCGTAGAAAATCCAATCAGAAAGATATGACCCTGACCCGTAAAGATGACGGGGCAGTGGTCTATCACTGTCATCACTGCCAAACAAGCGGCTCAGTCCAACCACAACAGGAGAGAAAATTGTCAGCCGTACCCAACCCCATCATTGTTTCCAACAAACTACAACCTCCCCACTACGCATGGCTAGAGCAACGAGGGATATCCCAACAGACAGCAGACAAGATGAAACTGTTTGCCGCAGAGAAGTTCTTTGGCAAGCTAGGCAAGACCGCAGATGCCATAGGCTTTCCTTATTACCGGCAGGGTGCACTGGTAGCCGCCAAGTACCGATCATTCCCTGAGAAAGACTTTACCCAAGACTCAGGAGGTGCACATGATTTCTTTGGTATCGATCAGGTCGTCAAGGGTGAACCCATCATCATCGTAGAGGGTGAGATAGATTGCCTAACCCTAATGGAGTTAGGCATCAACAACGTGGTCAGCGTTCCAAGTGGAGCACCCATCAAGGTGGCAGACGGGAAGGTACTTCCGTCAGAAGATAAAAGATTTGCGTATGTATGGAATGCCCGTGAGGTATTCGATGCCGCCCCTTATGTAGTCCTAGCCACAGATCAGGATACTGCGGGGCAAGCCTTAGCCGAAGAGTTGGCTAGAAGAATTGGAAAAGAAAAATGTAGGCTGGCTAAGTTTGCCAAGAAGGATTTAAACGAGGTACACCTAGATGACCCGTCTCGGACAGGGGCAGTCCAAGCGGTGGTCGATGGTGCAGTGGCGTACCCGATCTCGGGAATCAGCGATGCTGGGATATTCTTTGACCGTTTAAACGATCTTTACTCGAAGGGAACGGGGAAGGGATTCTCAACAGGGTATCAGTCGGTCGATGAGATCTATACAGTAGCACCGAGTCAGTTGACTGTGGTCACAGGTTACCCGTCCTCGGGTAAGTCCAACTTTGTGGATCAGATCATGGTCAACCTAGCCCGTGCCCATGATTGGAAGTTTGCTGTCTGTTCGTTTGAGAATCAACCTGAGGTTCACATCAGTAGGTTAATGGAGATCTATACCAAGCGCAGATTCTTTGAAGGTCGGGACAGGATGACCGAGCAGGAGCGGGACAATGCGTTTAAATTCGTTAAGGATCATTTCTTATTCATCGATACAAACGGTGAAGAACCAAGCACACTGGATTCAATACTTGAACGGGCACGGGTAGCGGTCAAGAGGATGGGTGTACGGGGGTTGGTCATTGACCCCTACAACTACATTGAACTGCCAAGGTCAGAGGGTACAGAGACTGCGGCCATCAGCGACATGCTGACGAGGGTACAGAAGTTCTGTAAGTCCCACGATGTCCATACATGGTTCGTTGCTCACCCGTCTAAGATCACCCGTCAAGGCACTGAGCAACCCCGTCCCGATGGCATGTCGATAGCGGGGTCAGTGGCTTGGTGGGCGAAGACCGATTGCGGGGTGACAGTCCACAGGAGGGATCACCATGTTGAGATTGCAGTGTGGAAATGTCGGTATCGTTGGGTCGGCACACAAGGCGAGACATCAATGCTTTACAACAAAACCTCAGGCACTTACTCGGAGAACCTAGATGCATTCTGATTTAAACAACCCAACAGGTAGCTCATCGGACGAGCTTGATAGCTCAGGCCGTTTAAACGATGTAAGCTCAACAGATAGCTCATCACACGAGCTACCCACACGTTTAAACAAGCGGCTTGAGTTAGCGCTTCAGTGGGAGGCTGACCTTCTTTTCCTAAGCGAGGAGGAGTTTGATGATGCAATCATTGGGGTTTGTCAGCGGATAGGCAATGAAACTGTGGTTGCGTATGACGCAACAAAGATTGTGGAGATCCTGAGCCGCTCAATGAGCGAGGACGAAGCGTATGAATATTTTGAGTTTAATATTCTTGGGGCGTATGTTGGGGAAAGAACCCCAGCGTTTATAACTTTTACGTTTAAACTGTAACCAGCAAGGTAAAAAAATTTACCCCAGCATAAAAAAGTTTATATCCAGCAGACCCGTTTAAACGCCACAGCAGGCAATTCAGGACAGCAGGAATATGTTTAAACGCACCACAGCAGACCAAAAAAAAGGAAGCCGAAGCTTCCTTTTTCTTTCCTTTTAATTTGCGTTGGCGACTGCGAGGTGTAGGTTCGTGAAGTACCCACAGAGCCGTGGGTTTCTATCCTTACCCATCTTGTAGACACGCCACATTTTTTGGTTGTAGACAATGTACCTTTCCCCAATGTCAACGAACCGCTCATGGTTGACTAGGTCAACCAGTGAGTCATGCTTGTAGACTGTCTTAAGGAACGTAGGATCTGATTGAGTGATGGCCTTGACCATCAGTGGATATCCTCAGCAGTTGGATGGTAGAACTTCTCCATGTCATAGATCGTCCCCGCCACGGATATGACCTCTTCCCTTGGTACGTTGTTCGACACGGCAATGGTCATAGCCGCCTTAAACAACATACTCATGGTACTTTCCCCGTCAAGGGCGTTGTCATGTATCCATTGGACAAGGGACACGTAGGCCACGCCCAAACGCTTGGCCTCATCCTCTGTCAATTCAGTTACCCTCATGATCATCCCTTTCCATGTAACGCACCAAGGCCTTGGCCTCATCAGTGCCTAGTCTTTCAATGATCTCATACATCTGCGGGGCTATGCTAATCAAACGGGCGTTGGCACGTTTTGTTGCGGTTGGCATGGATATACGCTCATTCTTTGCGTCACAGTTCACAACCAAAGGCCTACCATATTTTTGTTCGTAGCCCCACACAGTAAGACCCGAACCGCCCAAAGTCCAAGGGTGAGATGTTGTATGTTTAAACATCATGGCCTCCAGTAAAACAAATCAAGCATTAAAACGATAAGGCCGATGAGCAGTAAGACCCGCTCAAGTTTTTGCCATAGTGTGTGATTCATGGTGTCACCTCAGAATAAAGTCCGTCAATGTCGCCCGAGTACCCATCGCAGGCATGGTCTTCATCGTTGGGACAGTTACCCCCGCAGTACAGGCAAGGCGGCTTATCAGCCTCATAAACCGAGTCGATAGCCCAGTCACCGCCCACACCCTGATCTACGGGGATAAATGCCCCCCCGTCCATGTCCTTGGCTATGGCATAGGCTTCATCTTCATTCTCGGCCTCAACGTGTTCATAGAAGTACGTTGTCAGCTTTGCAACTACTTTGTAGGTTTTCATTTGATCTCCTCTGTACTGTCAATTTGCCAATCAATGTGATTGCTATCGATAAACTCTGACCCGTCCATGGCGAGAGCCTTATCCCATACCTCCTCATCATCTGCGGCCTCGATAAAGGCGTAGTGGTACGTGATGTTCTTTGCCCATACCTTGTAGGTTTTCATGATGCGTCCCTCAAGGCCTGTAGGTAGCCCTGTACCCATACCCTACGGTCATCGTCTGATAGGCTAGACTCACCCACAATACAGTCACTCTCCCACTTGTAGAAGGCCTCATTGGCCTTTGACCAAGGGGTTTGTGTAGAAACGCCACAGAACACCGCCTTGGTTTCCTCATAGGTGTACACCGCCTCAGCCGCCTCGTAGGTGTCCCACAGGTTGTCACCATTGGCATCACAGATGTAGTCACCGCCATCCTTTTGCACCATGTACCCGTCATTTGTTTTGATAATCTCAAGCATTTGTTTTCTCCCGTTTAAACGTAGTCATCCAGTGAAGTACTGCGGTCTTTGCCTCAGCACGGGTCAGGCCAAACTCCCGCTCCAAGTACTTGCCTGAGTGCATCATGTTGATGCGGCCACTGGCACGTAACTTGGTCAGGTATGCGTAGATCTTTTCGTTCATGATCATCCCCTCAATCTAAGGTTGGCTCGAACATAGGTGCAGTCCAACCGCTACCATCTTTTGCTCGGAGGTTTTTAAGGGTGATGTAGTACTCATGCACGATGTCACCCTCTCTGTTGTAGACGGCAAGGTTCAGCACCTTATCGTGGTCAATGAATGCCTCCACGTACCCGTTGCTCTTGCCGATGTTGATCACCGCAGAGCCAAAGATGTTGTCCAGTGTGTCCACTGTTAATTTAATGTTGCTCATTTGCTCTCTCCTGTGTTTAAACGTATTGTTTTAATGACTGCCATAACCTCATCGACTGACGGGGCGGCAAAGTTCTTATCAAATAACTTCCATGCCTCACAGACGGGGCAACCCGCCTCATAGTGATCACAGGGTTCGCCCCATGTATCCACTTGCTTGGTCACCACGTTGACCAATTTATTGGTGCGTGGGCGGTTGAAATTGCCACGGATGGCACGGGGATCGTTGGGCATAATTACCATGGTTTCTCTCCTATCAACTGGTTTCTTTTAAGGGTGAGGGGTAACCCCCCTCAGGCGGCAAGCTTCAGCTTGTTGAATGCAACCGTGCCTAGATCCTCAAGCTTGTCTACTCGCACGGCATTGGGGTAGACATGGGACACGTTCTCTTGAATGCCGATGCCTATGGTTGTGATGCCAAGGCGTGAGCCTGACAGGCATTGTTCACGGGTTGCCGTGGGGCTACCCTCGCCATCGGTCAATACGAAGCAGACCTTACGTGCCTCAGTCCTACGGTGTAACAGGCCATGGGCAAAGTTGACAGCGGCATAATCGTTTGTGCCGCCCGATGCATCAATGGCCTCAAGCATCTGCTTGGTCTTTTGGTAGGGCATGTTCCACGGTTTAAGGATGGACACGATACCTGAGAACGTCACCACAGAGGTGGCGACACCCGCCTGTGAGAGGGTAGTCAGCAAGGCGTAGCAGACGTTGACTGCATTCTGCATACGCTCACCGTCCATCGATCCTGAGCAGTCGATCACAACGGTCACGGCTGAGTCAGTACCTGCAACCTCAGACCTGCGTTTAAACAGGCGGTCAGTGTGGCCGATGTTGGCTAAGGCGTTCACGTTGAGTGAACCCTGTTTGCGGTTGATGTTGAATTCCTCAGTACCTGAGTTTTCAAACATCTTACGGATCTCGAAACGAAGTTTTGCGGGGATCATGTTGTTTCCTTAAACAGTGACTGTCCACTTGCGGTTACCTAAGTGGTAACCGTTCTCTTTGATTGACCACTCACCAGTTGAGCCGCCCGACTTGGAGGACTCACCGACATCAGCGGTTGGCTCAGTCGAGCGGGGCTTGACAATGGTCTTGTGCTTTGCACCATTGGGCTTCTCTTTAACGTCCTTTACAGGCGACTTGGCATCACCTACGTCCTCACCCTCATCACCCTCATCAGCGGGGCTTGTAGGGGGCTTACCGCCCTTTGTAGGGCCATCCTCATCACCGCCCTCATCGGGGTTGTCGCCATCGGGTTGATCACTAGGCTCATCAGTCGGGTTAGTGGGATTAGTTGGGGGTTGCACGGGCGGCTCAGGTTGGACGGGAGGTTGAACGGGCAACTCATTGCACAACTGAGCAAACAACCACACTGCCAAGTCCCATGTATCACGGGTAGATTGGCACTTGTTTAAACGCACACAAGCTTCATCGAAGATGGGCTTCAGACCCTTAGCCAATGGCACAACTACAGTGCCATGTTTACGTGCGTAGACTGCAAGGGCAAAGGGGTACTGACGGGGGTCAGACCAATCTTTAACCTCGGCCAACCCCTCAGCGGCCATGCCATCGATCAGCACGGTGAGCAAGTGTTCGACATTGCCTGTCAACTTGTTTTGGATGGCGGTGTTCTCAATGAACGCATCTTCAAGGGCATTGTGCAACTGGAGCAAGTAGCTGACCTGAGCGGTGTCGATGGCATTGAAGTTGGTGTACTTCCAGTGCAAGAGTTCATGCAGGGCGAAGCCTGTGAACCGTTCAAGATCTTGGCGGGTCAGCACTGCATCATCCGCAATGTTGGTGATGTAGATCTGACCCTGACGGTTGATGGCCGCTGTAGGGATGTCGGCACTGAAGGTCACCTTGACAGAGCCGAGGCCGAGGTCAGAGGCGATCTTGTGAATGGCGGCTGTAAGAGCGGGTTTGAATTCCCATCCGAAGTATTTTGATTTTGTCATGATGATCCTTAAAGCCAAGTGGCTATGTCGTGTTTGTTGATGTAAGCGGCCTTGATAGCGTCAAGGGCGGCACGGGACTCAGCGGGTTGCCGAGCGGTAATGGCAGAGTGCCAAGCTTGATCCACAGAGAGGACGGACAGTCCCCGAATGAACGCAAGCGCAGAGCGGATCGATGGGGCATCGATGATGTCACCAGTGTCAACCTTGGCACGGGCGGCATTGATTGCATTGACAACGTGCAAGGCCAACTTAGGATGGCAAGCAGTGTGACGGACAATGGCCTCAACCTCTTGGTCACGGGGTAGGAATTCAAACTGGACGACATGGGAAAACCTGTCTGCCAATGAGGAATTCATCTGTCTAGTACCCGCATAGCGGCCTGTGGAGTCACCGTTGGTCAGGGTATTGTCAGCGGCAAACACTAGGACACCTTGTGCTCTGCGCTGAGGAGAACCCCCGATGTTGACTGCACTGTTCACTTCTAGCAGACCATTGAGGGGGGCAAGTTCACCCGCATCACAATTGGAAATTTCATCCAACAAAATGACGGTTGAAGGGGCGGTAAAGGCGGTAAGGAATGCACCACGTTTAAACACCGTAGCACCGTTCTCTAAGCCAACCGAGCCGATGTAGTCCTCAGTGGTTGTGTACTTATGGAAATTAATACGGGTGAACGAACGTCCAGTGTTAGCGGCAAACTGCTTGGCCGTTTCACTCTTGCCTGTACCCTTTTCGCCTCCGAACCACAGGTTCTCACCCTTGTCCTGAGCCAACAAGAGGTAGGCCAAGATGGCCTCAGACCATACAAAATTGGGATCAATTTGAGGGGCATCGGGGGAATTCCATATGTCCACGTAGACTTGCTTACCACTGGTATCAAGTACATCGACACCGAAGACATCAAGCACGGTCTTGCGGTCAATCACCGTAGCAACCGTAGCATTGGCAATTGCACCCTGTGCACCCGCATCAATGACGGACTGTTTAAACGGGGCAAAGGCCTTGGCAATGGCGGAGGCGACATCAGCGGCAACCTTTGAATCGTCAACCATTGAGGCGGCTTGCATCTTGGCAATCTGATCAATGGCAACCTCAGAGGCGGCAAGCTTTTGAACCATCAGGGTCACCGCTGATTCAACCGCACGGGTAGCGTCAAGACCTTGCAAGGCGTAGCCATGGGCACGGTTGGCAACGGCTTCTAAGGCATCGACACGGGCGGTGTCAATGGTCATGGGTGCATTGACCACAGGCGTGGCATTCTGCACTTGGTCAAAGGTCAGTTTGCCATTGTCGATCTGCTCGACAAGCCAATTGACACGGTCAATCTTGGTGCTGAGGTTGGACGGTGCACCGTGTGCAGTAGTAGCACCGACAATTTTCCCAATGGGGATAGACAGCAAGCGGTCTTTGAGGGTAAGGGGTTTGTTCATTTTCATTCTCTCTGTTTAAACGGGTCAGGCAAGGGCGAATGTGTCACCGCATCTGCAAGTGGGCAACTCAACATCACCATGGGAGTTGTAGACCCACTTGGATGTCATGCGAATACTGCATTGGCATGTCGGGCACTTGGCAAGCAACATGCGAGTGCCTTGGCTTTTATGGATTGAAATGTCAACCTTACCGTGAGGGTAGACACCCAGTGAATCGATGATGTCCTGATAGGCCATGTCGAAAGCCGATGCATGGGTCACCTCTTTGTAGGGGTTGGATGCAGTGCCATCAGGCAGAATGTGCAAGGCCTCGGCAACCTTGGCATAGGCAAGGTTTGTCACCGCATAAGCACCCTTGGCCGTGCGGCACAACTGGGCAACCAATGTCTCGGTCACCTTAGAGGGGTCAGAGAGAATGGGGGAAATGTAAATTTCCCAATGACCATCAGCAGAATTGGTATTGGGGATGCACTCGCCAAGCACCTTGAAGCCTGAGCGTTTTGCATTGGTAGGGTAGCCGCAAGCTACCCGAATTTCAGCGGGTAGGGTGTAGCCACGGGAAGAAAAGAACGAACGCAATTCGTCCACACAAGCGTGTTGCCACGCCTCACGGTTGGCATGAATGATGGGAAGGGTCATGGTTTATCTCCAAAACGTAGGAAAATTCCTACTGCAATACCCCCGTGCAAGGGGGCATCACAGTCAAAACTCAATTCCAAATTTGCCAAGTGGCATCCTCGGGCTTGACATCAAAATCAGAGTGATACACCCTTACCTTGTTGCCGTTGGCCGTGATGTAGCCCCATTGGCCGTCCTCATAAACACCCGAGGGGTCAGACTCTAGGGTGATGGTGCGAGTCACCTCGCAAAAATCGTTGCGTACAGTCGGCAACTTAAACCCAAAATGCTTGCGGTTGTCCCGCCAAGTCACAAGTATTTTTGCTCTCATGATGTCCTTTCTAAGGTAGTGCGAACTAGCACTGCAATGCACCCTTGCAAGGTGCATCACGCTGACAGTTCAATCCTCGGTGTCGAGGGGTTGGCCGTTGGAACGTGTATGCCAACGGGCGGGTTGCTCAGAGGGGCGGTTGACCTTGCGGTTAAGGCAATCGTTATACGTGCCCCAACAAAAGATCTGATAGCCTGAGCGTTCTACTTCACCTCGGCAAACAATGATGTTGCCGTGGCGGTCAATCTGCGCTGTATACATGTTTATTCTCCCAAAAAGTAAAAAACAAGGGAGGCAACCAAGGATGCAATTGCTACCCAAAAGAACAGCAGTGACTCACTGCCTAAGGCCAAAGCGCTGATCAAGAACCCAATCATGCAGACCAAGGTCTTGAAAACGTAGAACTGATAAATTTTCATAGTGTCTCCAGTAGAAGTGCGAACTAGCACTGATATGCCCTAGGGGCATACCGCTGATAGCTTAAGAAACCTTGGCAATCACGCCATCTTTCATGGTGACCTGAGCAAACCACTTGCGTGATGGGCTACCGTCTGCCACGCAAAATGAACCGTTTTCTTTAAATTCAAGACCGAAAAATGAAGTCTCGGTGTAACGTAATGGCTTGCCGATTGATTCTTTGAGAGCCTTTTTTGAAGGGTAGAAAGCTTGTAACATTTTTGTTCCTTAGGTTGTAGTGCAAAGAGCGCACTCCGTAGCCCACAGGGCTACAGACTAAACTCTTTAGTCACCATTAGTACGATCACTAATGATGGTGAAAAGTTATTAGTCGCACTACTCACTGTAATTTTCCCATCACGGGTCAGTGGATCAAAGCGGTCAACTTGCGTGTAAACACTAGTGCTTACAAGTGGTTCAACGCTAGTGTAACTGTATTGGTTGACAAGAGACTACAAGTATTTTCATAGGGACAAACCCTGTGTAATCACAAGTACTCACTTTGAGGCCAAAGTAATACTCGGTCAAAAAGTATTAAAAACCTCTCAGAACGCCTCAGGATCGTTCAAAACGGGTTGGGGTAGGGTAGGGTAGCCACTTTGCAAAACGGACGCTCCTAGACCCCTTAAAATCGATTCTAGAGGCCAAAGGGTAAACCCTTATTTTGTGGATAACTACCCCTGTTTTGTTCACAAAAAATGTGGATAACTTTCCGACTGCTGTGGATAACGTGGGTAAACCCTAACTGCACCAAAATGAATAACCTGTGGATAACTTTTGTACTTATCCACAGGCTTGGATAACCTGTTAGTAACATATAATACGAACAGTGCATGAAATGGACTAGGTGTCTATAATGTAGACGGATCAGTCACAAAATGGAGGGATCGATCATGGGGAAGACTAGCAAGGCTGAGTATCAGGCGGCAATAGCCGAGGCGGGTGATCAATGGGATGGTTTAAACGCAGACAACATGAGCGAAGCGGAACGGACAGCGGATGCCCTAGTAAAGAATGCACCTAAACCAAGGAAGAGAGTAGATGGATTACCAGTGGCAAGTGAACATAAGAGAAGCAATGCCTTAACAGAGAATCAGCAACTCTTCACAATCGGGGTTATCAGAGGGCAAAGCCTAAGGTCAACATACAGAGAGGCCTTTAAGAATTACACAGGATCAGATGCCTCTATATCGGCAAGTGCCAATAAACTCATGAAAGACCCGAGGGTTCAACAGGCTCTTAAAGAGGCATGGGGGGAAACCATAGAACACCTATCAGAAGACGTTGCCGCAAGTAAGAGGTATGTGTTGAAGGGGTTGTTAGCACTAAGCAAGGACGCTCAGTCAGAGCAGTCACGTATCAGAGCCTTAGAACTAATGGGCAAGGCCTGTGGCCTGTTCGCACCGTCAGAGGTAATCGACAAAGCAGTGGTAAGCGCAGAGCAATTGAAGCGGGAACTGTCAGGACATATGAAGCTGATGGAGCAAGGCAAAGCCAATGTGCTAGACGTAGAGGCTAAGAGCATGACCCGTTTAAACAGCACTCCAGAGCCAGATGCCTAGGTGCATGAGGTGCGTGTAAACGTAGGTTAGCCGTCCCCCACCGCCCCCCGACCCCCACTTGGCACGATGCGACACCCTTCCGCCTATTACGCTCGAATCCACACAAACGATTACGTTCCACATAGGAAACACCCCCCCCTTCATTTCCAAATCGTCCACCCCCACCCCTATATATATTTTTAATTTACCCCTTGCGAACGTTCGCATATGCGTTTAAACTCACATTGTCTTGGACACGCAGACGTTAAAGAGAGGTGGGCCTTGGTGGAATCCCTAGGACTTATATAAAGGAGATCATCATGGACATCACTGTTTACACGAAACCCGGTTGTGAAGATTGTTTAAACGTCAAGAACTTGATTGGGTCGTTAGACCCTAAGTTCTTGGAATATGACATCACGCAGGACAATGATGCTAGGTTGTGGCTTAAGTACAACCATTCTGAGGAAGTGCCTCAGGTTTTTATTGATGATGTCCATGTAGGTGGATTGACGGAGCTTAAAAGTTATTTGGCATGACCAAGCATCGCCAATTAGTTTTGGAGTTCATACGTGCCTACATTAGGTTACACGGAGTTCCTCCGTCTTATGAAGTTATTGCCAAAGGAATAGGATTGAGTTCTAAGTCAAATGTCCACAGGATTGTCCATCGTTTAAAGGAAGACGGTCACCTGACCGTCCGTCCTTATAAGTTTTGTTCTATTAAGCTGGTCGATACAAGCGTACGTGAAGTGGTACGCCTATGAGTCTCCTTACCCACACAGAGATACAGAACTACATGGCAATGGTTCCGGGGGCATCTAAGGAGAACCGTGCAAAGATCCAAGCTCTACTAGAGATGGACAAGGTTGAACGGAGTAAGGAGTCCTTTCTTTATTTCGTTACCCAGATGTGGCCTATCTTTATCTCTGGAGCGCATCACAAAGTGATGGCAGATGCTTTTGAGCGTGTAGCTAGGGGAGAGCTTAAGCGTCTTATTGTTAATATGCCTCCTAGGCATACCAAGTCTGAGTTTGCTTCTTTTCTTTTACCTGCGTGGTTTCTAGGAAAGTATCCTGAGAAGAAGATTATTCAGACTGCTCACACCGCAGAGCTTGCCACCGGCTTTGGAAGGAAGGTTAGGAATCTTGTCTCTTCAGAACATTATCAGAAGGTGTTTTCTACAAAGCTGTCGAGCGATTCAAAGGCCGCTGGTCGCTGGAACACTAACGTGGGTGGTGATTACTTTGCTATCGGTGTTGGCGGCGCTGTTACAGGTAAAGGCGCTGATCTCTTAATCATTGACGACCCCCATTCAGAGCAAGAAGCCAAGCAAGGCAACCCCGCAGTGTTTGATAATGTGTATGAATGGTACACATCTGGGCCTAGACAGCGTCTCCAGCCGGGTGGATCCATCATTATTGTGATGACTAGGTGGTCTAAGAGGGATTTGACAGGTCAAATCCTCAAGAATTCGGGCAAAGACGGCGTAGATCAGTGGGAAATCATTGATTTTCCGGCAATTATGCCCAATGGGAACCCTTTATGGCCCGGATTCTGGTCAAAAGAGGCTCTAGAAGCCCTGAAATCAGAGCTTCCAGTCTCTAAATGGGAGGCTCAGTACCAACAGAACCCCACATCTGAAGAAGGTGCGATTGTAAAGAGAGAACATTGGCAGATTTGGGAGGAGAAACGTCCTCCTTCGTGTGAATACATCATCCAATCTTGGGATACCGCCTTTGAAAAAAACAATCGGGCCGACTATTCAGCTTGCACAACATGGGGTGTCTTCCAACACCCCAATAAATCTGGTGATTTAAAGCCAAACATCATCCTTCTGGACGCAATGAAGGAGCGCATGGAGTTTCCTGAACTCAAACGCAGAGCTTTAGATCTATACAAAGAGTTTGAACCAGACACGTTGATCATTGAGAAGAGAGCGGCTGGCGCTCCTTTGATCTACGAGATGCGGAAGATGGGAATTCCTATCGCAGAGTATACGCCGGGGAAAGGAAACGATAAGATATCGCGTGTAAACGCAATCTCTGCTTTGTTTGAGTCCGGCATGGTCTGGTGTCCCGATACCCGATGGGCAGAAGAAGTCATGGATGAGATGGCTTCCTTCCCCAACGGAGATCATGATGACCTCGTGGACTCAAGCAGTCAAGCTTTGATGCGGTTTCGACTGGGGGGCTTTATATCCATCGACTCAGATGAAGAAGATGAGCCTATTAACTACCGCAGAAAAGTAGCCTACTACTAAGGAACATTATGAGTATTGAACAATCATTGAGCCAAGCCCCAATGGGTTTAAACGACCTAGAGCTTGACAACACACCAGTCCTTGAGATTGAGATTGAGAATCCAGAAGGGGTGCGTTTAAACATGGACGGCATGGAGATAGATCTCATGCCAGATGAGGAAGAAGGCTTTGGGGACAACCTTGCCGAATACATGGACAAAGGTGAGTTGGAGAAGATTGCCAGCGACTTGATTGAAATGGTGGACTCAGATATTAATTCCAGAAAAGACTGGGTTGATATGTATGTCAAAGGCCTAGATGTTTTGGGAATGAAATATGAAGAGAGAACGGAGCCTTGGCTCGGTGCTTGTGGTGTCTTTTCCACCGTACTCACCGAAGCGGCAGTTAGGTTTCAAAGTGAGACTATTATTGAAACTTTTCCAGCGCAAGGGCCGGTTAAAACAGAAATTATCGGCGCAATTGATCGTCTTAAAGAGGAGGCGGCGGAGCGTGTCAAAGATGACATGAACTACAAGCTCACGGAAGGTATGCCTGAGTACCGTCCTGAGCATGAAAGAATGCTCTACTCCCTAGGTTTGGCCGGAGCGGCTTTCAAGAAAGTCTACTACGACCCCTCTATGGGCCGTCAGGCATCCATCTTTATCCCTGCTGAAGATGTGATCATCCCTTACGGTGCTTCCAGCGCCATGACATCCGAGCGTGTTACGCACATCATGCGTAAGACCAAGAATGACATCCGCAAGCTTCAAGTCTCGGGTTTCTATGTAGATGAGGATCTTGGCGATCCCCTCCAGTTTTACACTGACGTTGAGAAGAAGAAGGCTGAAGATCAAGGCTACAACCTCTCAGATGATGACCGCTACCAGATCTATGAGATCCACGTAGACTACGACTTACCGGGTTATGAAGATGAAGACGGGATTGCTCTTCCCTACGTCGTTACCTTAGAGCGTGGGACTACAAAAATTCTTGCTATCCGCCGTAACTGGGATGAGGATGATGAGCACCGTTTAAAGCGCCAGCATTTTGTCCAGTACACCTACGTACCGGGATTTGGTGCTTATGGCCTTGGATTAATCCATTTGATCGGTGGATACGCCCGTGCAGGCACATCCTTAATCCGTCAGTTGGTAGACGCAGGTACTCTGTCTAATCTGCCCGGTGGATTAAAAACCCGTGGACTGAGGATCAAAGACGACGACACCCCAATCAATCCCGGTGAGTTTAGGGATGTGGACGTACCAAGCGGGTCAGTCAAAGAGAACATCATGGCCCTGCCATACAAGGAACCCTCTCAGGTTCTATTGGCTCTCTTAAACCAGATCACAGACGAAGGTCGGAGACTTGGATCCATCGCAGATATGAACATCAGCGATATGTCTGCCAACGCCCCTGTAGGTACAACTCTGGCCCTGCTTGAGAGACAACTCAAAACAATGTCTGCGGTACAGGCTCGTGTTCATTACTCAATGAAACAAGAGTTTAAACTCCTCAAGTCAATCATCAGGGACTACACCCCAGAGTCTTATGAGTACACACCTGTTGCAGGAACGCCACAGGCTAAACGCTCTGATTACGACATGGTGGATGTGATACCCGTATCAGATCCTAACTCAGCCACGATGGCCCAAAGGATCATGCAGTATCAAGCTGTGATCCAGTTAGCTCAGGGTGCTCCTCAGATCTATAACCTACCAGTCCTGCACCGCCAGATGATTGAAGTTCTAGGTATTAAGAACGCAGACAAGCTAGTACCTATAGACGATGACATGACCCCCAGAGATCCTATCTCCGAGAACATGGCATTCCTTACAGGTAAACCTACAAAGGCTTTCATCTATCAGGATCATGATGCACACATAGCTGTACATACATCCATGATGCAAGATCCCATGGTTATGGGTCAGATGGGCCAGAACCCCATGGCTCAACAGATGCAGGCCGCAATCATGGCCCACGTAGCTGAACACATTGCCTTCCAGTACCGTTCCAAGATTGAACAACGCCTTGGAGCGACTCTACCCAAACCAGACATTGAAATGCCTGAGGAGGTGGAAGTTCAGTTGTCCAAACTTGTGGCTCAAGCGGCGGCTCAGTTGCTTCAGATCAACAAGGGCCAAGCGGCTCAACAACAAGCCCAACAGCAGATGCAAGACCCCGTCATGCAGATGCAACAGGCAGAGCTTCAGATCAAGCAACAAGATGCTCAAACCAAAGCTCAAAAGGTTCAGGGAGAGCTTGCCATCAAGCAAGCAGAACTGCAACTCAAGGCTCAAGATATGGCATCTAAACAAGGCGAAGACCCTGCCATGGCCGCACAGCGCCAGCAACAGGAAATTGCCATGGAAGCAATGAGGCATCAAGCCGAATTGCGTCAGGCTGAACAAACCCACCAGCAGTCTTTGTCTCACAACCAACAGACGCAGGATTTACAGGCTAAACAACAACTTCTTCAAATGCTTATTAACTCGAAAAACCAACCGAAAGGTGAATGATGAATCCTCTGCTTGAAAGTTTAAACAAGAAGCTTGATGAACACCTCAAGCAGTTGATTCAGATTGTCAGTGAGGGTGGTGCTAAATCCCACGATCACTACAAAGAACTGTGCGGCAATATCCGAGGTCTGCAAACCGCGCAGTATGAAATTGCTGACCTTGTGCGAAAAACGAAAGAGTATGAAGATGACTGACTTTGATGTTAGTGCGGTGGATCTTAGTGGAGTGCTTAACACCTCCATCGAAGAGAAAGCCAAACAAGTGCCCGATCCGGCCACTTACCACCTCCTCTGTATGCTTCCCAAAGCAGAAGAAGAGTTTAGCGAAACAGGTATCCTTAAATCTGCAACTGCGATGTACCACGAGGAGCTTCTTTCCCCCGTGTTATTTGTAGCCAAGATTGGCCCCGATGCGTTTGGAGATAAAGCCCGATTCCCTTCTGGCCCGTCCTGTAAGGTGGGAGACTTTGTGTTAGTACGTCCTAACACGGGAACCCGCATGAAGATTCACGGTACGGAGTGGAGACTCATTAATGACGACTCAGTGCAGGCGGTAGTTCAAGACCCCCGTGGCATTCAACGTCCAACTTAAGGAGAAATCATGGCTGAAATCGAAAAGACTGAATTTGAGTTCCCTGATGAAAAGGAAGAGAACCCCCGTAAGGGCGGTAAAGTTGTAGATGCTGAACCAGAAATTGAGGTGGTAGACGATACCCCCGAAGATGACAAGTACAGAACGCCTATGGCTGAACCCCCGCAGGATCCCACAGATGAAGAGTTAGCAACCTATTCAGAGAGTGTAAAGAATAGGTTTAAACACTTTACCAAGGGCTACCACGAGGAACGTAGGGCTAAGGAGTCTGCTCAACGAGAAAAAGATGAGGCAATTAGGTTTGCCCAGTCTATGGTTGAGGAGAACAAAAAGCTCAAAGGTTCTGTTAATCAGGGACAGACTGTTCTACTGGAGCAGGCTAAGAAAGTTATTACTGGCGAGATTGAAGAGGCCAAGCGCCTTTACAAGGAAGCCTACGAGTCTGGAGATGCAGATAAGCTGTTGGATGCTCAGGAAGCACTCACTACCGCTAGGATCCGCGCAGATAAAGTAAATAATTTTAGGCCTGCCCCTTTACAGGAAGAAGAAACTCCTGTACAAATCACCCAACAGGCTCCACAGCCTGCACCCGTGGACGAAAAACTATCTGCATGGCAAGACCAAAATCGATGGTTCGGTAGCAACAAACGGATGACTTCATACGCCCTAGGGTTGCATGAAGAGCTTGTGGAGAGTGGTGTACGGGTTGGCAGTGACGAATACTATAAACGTATAGACACTGACATCCGCGAAAGATTTCCCGACCAAATTGGAGTCGGGGAGTCCGTTGATGCGAAACCTCAACGTACCAAATCCAATGTTGTTTCACCTGCAACCCGTAGTACAGCGCCTAAAAAGATCGTACTTACGCAGTCACAAGTGAATCTCGCCAAGCGGTTAGGACTGACAAATGAACAGTATGCCCGTGCGGTTGCAAATGAAATGAGGAAAATATAATGGAAAAATCTGCTCGTACAGGCCGTGACCTGAGTACCCGCGAAGTTTCGGAGCGTCCAAAGCAATGGATGCCACCAAAACTACTACCTGATCCCAACCCGGAAGAAGGTTATGCGTTTCGCTGGATTCGGATTGCAGTGCAAGGAAAAGATGATGCCACGAACTATTCCTCAAAGCTTGCCGAGGGCTGGGAACCTGTTAAGGCTTCCGATCACCCCGAGATACGTCTGTTCAATGCCACAACGGCAAAGTTCCCGGACAGTATCGAAGTGGGAGGTTTGTTGCTTTGCAAAACCCCAGTAGAGTTTACTGAACAGCGTGATGCTTACTACCGCCAACAAGCGGAAGCGCAAATGCAGTCAGTGGACAATACTTACATGCGAGAGAACGATCCGAGGATGCCTATGTTCAAAGAACGTAAGTCCACGGTCACTTTCGGTAAAGGTGTTTAACTTTTTGGAGTCTATAGATGGCATACCCTACCATTGATAAGACGTATGGTTTCAAGCCAGTCAATCGACTGGATGGTCTACCCTACGCCGGAGCGATCCGTCAAATCCCAATCGCGCCTTCCTACGCAACAGCGATCCTGAACGGTGATACCGTTAAAGTGGATACTAATGGCTACATTGTCGCCGCTAGTACTACTGACTCAGGTAACATTGTTGGTGTGTTGGTTGGATGTAACTACATCAACTCGTTGAGTCAACCTACTTTTAGCCAGTACTACCCAGCCTCAGTTTCAACTTCAACAGCTATGGCTTTTGCCTTTGTTGTGGATGATCCTAGTGCTGTGTTCAAA